CCCAGGTCGCACCATATCGGCACTAAGCAACCGCGCATCGTCGCCGCTACCGGCAACCGCGCCTTGCCGTAATTCGGCGCGGATAGCTTCTTTAATCTCGCGTAGTTTCATTCCGTGCCATACGGGAATCTGTACATGCGGCAAGTGATGCCCGGACCAGTAGTCCGCGAGGCACGTATCAGCGTGCGCACATTCAAGTTTTAACATTTCTTTTCCCCCTATTAGCGCGGCGCGTAACCAGCGCTGGCCAGTGCGTTACGAACCTCGTCTAGCGCGTCGCGGATCAGATAACATTCCGCATCGTCAACCGCGTTAACACGCACCTCGTAGAATCCGACGCGCTTAAGAAACTGCGCAAGCGCCGCCGCTTCGCGTGCGGTCAATTCGGGTTTGATAGTTACGCGCTTCACTATTGCACCTCGTTAACCAGTACGCGGTACTGCTCCGCGTCGCTCAATTCGGCGGGAGTGATGAAAACAGATGTTCCGTTTTCAAACCCTACCGGGTAATGGCCATCGATCAAGCCACCTTCCAGGATAGTGCCGATTGCATTCGGGCCAGTGCTGCGCGGTCCCGCGTCGCCATCGTCGCATTCTCCATGAATAGAAAGGATGCGCGTACCCGGAGGTAACGCGGACAACGGCATTTCAGCGCGCAGCATGGCCAGCAATTCGTCTATACCTTCCTGCATTTCGTCATCTTCAAAGCCGCTGATAAAACTTTCTGCCGCTACCAGCGCCGATTGCATGCGGTCTATCTGGTCGCACATGCTAATAATTTCCGCCGCTTGATCGCCTAGATCAATGAGCCGCTGAAGTAGCGGCATATCCATGCCGGACAATCCTTGCGCGTACAGGTCGATTATTTCTTGTGCTAGTTGTTTCATGGCCTATTCCACCTCGCTAATGTGCGTAGGCCACTCATGGCCGTTATCGCACGTCACTGTGACGCGGCCAGTGTTGTCCGCTACTGTTTTTTGCGAATCCCAAATTATTTCGGTTCCGCCTTCATACTCGAATGTACCCGGCTCGCTTTCATCCTCAACAATGCAGGCAACCCCTGTAACGCGCTCAATGGTTCCGACACAAACGGCGCCGCATGTGGGGCATTTCGGATTTTCTATTTTCATGATTGCACCTCGCGAATTGCGTTACGTTCGATTAGATCGCCCCAACAACCGACCGACAAAACGCGACCACGAAATATGATTGTCGGCGCGTAGGTATCGCCAGCATTGCAGTAATAAACATCGTCATTGGTGCGGCGGTCTAACCCAAGGTACTCAATGCCATGTGAGTCGAAAATCGCGTTAATGCACGCCATGCGCATGCGGCGAGTAGACAAAGATGCGCCGCCGTTTGTGTACTGGATCAGGTCGCGCACGGCTTGCGACTTTTCCTTTAGCTCCGCGCGAGTGAATTTGCACCATACCGCGCGAATTTCTTTCGCTTGCGCTGGCGTGATGTCCTTTAACTCGCACAACCGCTTAACGTTCGCTGCTATGTTCGCCATGATTATTCCCCTACCGCGAGCCAATAGTTATCAGTCAGCGCGGCAATGCGCGCACGCGCTTCTTTTATTTCTTCGCAGTAGTCCGCGACGCGAGCGCGCAGCACATTGCAGATAGTTGGGCTTTGCATTCTCGCGAGAGCTATTTGCGCCTCGTCGCGGGTCGCGTACCTTTCCGGTAAATGGTTCTGTTCCGAAACGTTGAATATGGCGAACGGCGGGAATTCCCCGTCGCCTTCAAATAGCGGGCCATCTGGATCATTAGGGTAAACCGCGCCGTCAACGACTAGATTGCTTGTCTTACGAAACGGCCGCATCTCGCGGAGCAACGTCAAGCAGGCTTTGCGCGCCGTGCTGATATCCTCGCGCAGACTTTCTATCCGCTGTTCCGCTTGAAACTTGGCGTTATCGTCGCGCGACTCTTCCGCTTGTATCTCCGCGCACCGATCCGCACGGAAAACCGCGTCGCGCAGATTGTCGCAAACGTCATTGAGATAAAGCGTAACGCCATCCCATTCGCTGGAGTGCGTCGCGGGCACATAGCGCGGCGAACCGTCGCGCGCAGCTGGCAATTGCAATACGCGGCCAATGATGAGCGCGCTTTGCATATCGTCGGCATACCATCCGTTATGGCGGATGCTCACAAAGCCGCTATCACGGATCGCGTGCACGTCGCCAAGGTCGCGCCAGCCAGCTGGCCACGTATCGCAGAAATAAACCTGTTCGCCATTGTGGCGCTTGTGCCAATTGCCGCTGGTGCCTGCGAGTACGCGACGCGCGATTCGTTTATCGCCAAACGATGCGAAGTATTGAGCGCGCCGCGCTTGCCGTTCGCGCAGACGTTTAGCCAATGCTTTCTGGTCTAGTGTGCGATTGCGCGCTACTTCTTGATCCCATGTTTCCATGATTCGATCCGCCTATAAAGTTAACTGTTTGTGGACTGTTAGCGCGCGGGAAACACTTGCACGAATGTTTGCTTATCGAAGTAGGCGCTGGATTGCAGGCCGTGCTTCACCGGACGTTTGCGGTACAGCTCCCAAACTTCCATATCGATTCCGCCGTCCTTGCCGACATACTCGCCAGCCGCGTTATAGTTGGTACGGATGGTCGCGGAGCGCACGCCATAGTTGCGCATCGTATCGCCAGCGAATTTCATATTCTCGCGGCTGAAGAAATGCGTCTCAGTGTTGCGCGCTTCGAGCTGGTATTTAAGTTCGCTGGCATTCATGGTTAGTAGTCCTGTAACAGAGTTTGCAAATGTTCCATCTGCTCGCGAGTGAATACGCGGCGCAATTTCTCCGCGTTAATGCAACATTCGTTATATGTTTGCTGGTGCGCTATCGAATCATTGTTGTAACCGTAATCCGCGCACCAGTCGCGAAAAGATTGATGCGCCGCGCTGCTATCAAGGATGAGCGAATACAGGACCGACGCGGCGAACGGCGCGAAGGGTTTAGCGTTTTGCTTGCACCAGCGTTCCAGCTCGCGCGGGTTTTGCACATTAGCCCAGCTCATGGGTTTACCGTTGCCCGGCAGAACTCGATGCCCTAAGCCAGTGTAGTAATCGAATCGCTCCGCCGCTTTCCGGGCCGGGCATTGGAACAACACTGACCAGCCGTCGCACTCCCAATTGTCATTGCGGATCAATCCTGCGCCAGCTGGCGCGACGGAATACGCGACGCCGATAGACGTTAGATAATCCGCAACCGCCAATTCAGTTTCGCTTTTAACTGCCGCTTCTTTTGCTGTTTTCATTGCCTGCACTCCTGCGAATGTCGGTTAGATAGATTCGAGCAATGCCGCGCGATCCGCGCTTGCACGCTCAACCGTATCGACAGCGGCGCCGCCGATGAATGCGCCAGCGCCAATCGTCACCAGCACGAAAACCACTACGTATTTGATCATTTGCCTATCTCCCTGAATCAACCGTTTGTTGACTGTATGCGCAAACTCTAGTGACTAGGTGGCGCCTTGTCAACTAGCAGGCCGAATTATTTTCAAAGCAAACAAACCATGTGCGGTTGACGCGGAAGAACCGACTAACGGAATCACCATTTTCCCGCAGGAAATAAGCGAAACAAGCGGCATCTAGGAAACAGGGAAAGGTGGCGCGGCGCATCTATATGGACTCCAGGTAGCGGGTTAGTGATTCCAGATTAGTACAAGGCGCGACCTTGTCAACAAAGCGGCGCACGTCCGCCGTCGCGTGGAACAATTCGTGGAACATTCGCACCCACCTCCCACCGATCACCCTCATCACCTCGCTATCCGGGCCGCGCCGCCGTGCGCGACCTGGCGCTCGAGCTGTACTTCAGCAACCCCGCCGTTCCAGAAAGCCAGGCCGCTCGACCTTACTTGAGCAACCTAGCGAGACCCCGCCCACCCCTGGCTTTACCGAGCGAAATTGCGCTCGCTTACTTGAGCAACCTCGCCAGACCTCACCGCGGCACCGAACACTAGATGTGGTGCGATCCTCCAGCTGGTCGGACACAAGATGTAGTGCTTACTCGAGCAACCTGGCCGGCGACCCGACGCCTCTCGAGCTGATGCCCAACGAGTCAACCGACAGTGGGTTTCGTTTGACAGGGTGCCGCCTTGTAGTGCTACGATATATTCATTGCATATATCCAACGGAGCACCTGAGATGGCAAAGACCCCGATCGCGGAGCGCGTTGTCGCCGCCGCAGCCACTGTCGAAGACGACGTGAACACGCCAACCAGGAAGCGCAGCTCGAGCTTCACCAGCGTCATCGCCGACCTGGCGATCGGTGAGACCGCGGCCAAGGCGCTGCGTGTCGACGAGGATCATTCGTTCGCCAACTACGTCGAGAACGGTGCTGAGATCCGCGACCAGGTGCGCAACAACCTGGCCGGGCCGGTGCGAGAAGCGAAGAAGCAAACCGGCGGCGATTACACGATCGAGATCATCGACAGCTACACCCGGAGCGGTGCGCTGTTCGTGATCGCGCTGATCACCCGCAAGTCCTGAGTTCGATTCGGGCATGGACCCGATCGTGGCTCACTTTGCGGCAAGATTCAACAAACGGTTGACACGATCAACAAGCAGGTGATTCACTACCGGCCGCAGCGAAAAATTTCAAATGGGTTTGGGTGTTCCAGAAGGTCGCGACACCCTGCCCGGAACCCACCCGACGACAGGAAAAAATCGAAATGGGATTGGCACCGGAGAACCACAGCGACACCCTGGACGAGATCGCCGACGCGGCGCTGCTCGAGATCAACGACCTGATCCACGCCGACACGTTCCTCTCAGGCGTGAAGCTCACCGAAGTCGTGACGCGGAAGCTGCGCGATGCGTACGAGGCGGGCGAGCGTCAGTTGAAGCAGTTCATCGGCGGCGAGCCATGCCGATTCGAGTTCACGAACAGCGTTGGTGCTGATCTCACATCGCCGCAGCACACCACAAGCAACATCATGAACTACGCGGGCGTTGAACTGACCCCACAACAGTTCCACTTCGCGACCGGCGAGAAGAACCCGTTGAAGCTCGACGCCGAGTATCGTCGCTACAGAGTCGATGCCCGGTCTGCCGAACAAGAGCAGATCGACCTAGCGCAGCAGCGCAAGCTGCGCTGGGAGTTCAGCAAGATCGACCTCGCGCAGCCGCGCGTCGAGAACGCGGTCCACATCAGCGTCACGGGTGAAGGCGATCCGGCAAAGATTGCTGCGGTGGTAGATCGGCTGCGCGTGCATCCGATGGATGACAGGTTCATCAAGCACCGCGACGAAGCGATAGATCCTTCGGGCGCCTGGAAAGACGCGCCTGAGTGGGCAACGAAGATCGGCACGCTCGACGAGCTGACCGTGTACTACGGCAAACCCGCGTTCTACGCGCATGAACGTTGGTGGGCCGTTGAGAGATGTGGCACACACATGGCCAGCACGCCTGTCACAGAATCCTTGGCCCTCGACGTAAAGGTCATCAGCGAAAAATCTCAAACCGATTCGCCGAAAGAAATCGATCGCGACACCCTGTACCGAGACCTGATGGTATTCAGAACCGCAATCCTCAAAACAAGGGACTTTTTTCGGCCGCATCGCAACGAGGGAATGATCACCAACCTTGTCGAGCAGCTTGCAGATATCGCTCGCAAGCACTGTTTCGAGTTAGGGGCGAAGAAACCCGAAGCGGGCTTCGCCGCCGCACCGGGAGACGAGTGATGAGCAGCATCAACCAACTCATCGACGACGCACTCGCTGCGATCGACCAGGGTGTTCAAGCCGCGTCAGTGGCTATCAAGGCGAAGACCGCGACGACGCCAGCAGCCGACCAGCAACGTGTACACCTCATCCTGCTCACCGCACACGCCAGGCTGCGCGAAGCTCGCATGCTGTTCGCCCTGGCCGGTGGACAGACGCCGAAACTCAACGCGCATCCCGCACTGATCGACATGGCCAATACTGTCGGCCCGATCATCGATCGCATTAACCAGCAGCTCGACATGGTCGTGGGCGACGCCGACGCAGAGAACATCGAAGACACGATCGAGCGCTGCGACACAGCTGCCGACACCATTGCGCTCGCCGAATTCACCGCCATGTCGGCCATCGTGCATCTCAGCGCGGCGCTTGATCTTGTCGAGGTTGATCCGTCATGAATGCGAAACGAAGAGCGAAGTTGAAGCAACTGGCGAAGACCGTCGATCTGCTGAAAACGGAATTCCAGGCTCTGTTTCGTGAGGAAGAAGCAGCAAGGGTAAAAAGAGGACAGCTGGTGAGGGGATCGGTTGCTGATAAATTGGAAGACTGCGTGGGCGACCTCGAAGACCTCCAATACAGCATAAGGTTCGCTCAATTTACCGACCAACAATCTAAACCCAACGGGGACCAACACCCATGAAGAATCATCCGTACAAGAACTTCGTCGCGTACACCGTGACACCCGGCTTCATCATCGACCTGGGCAACGTGTCGCGGAACCGCGGCGAAGAGTTCGAGGAAGAACTGCTGAAACACGTCTCGCTCGATCCAAGCCCGCAAGCCTGGCGCAGCATCGGCCTGGTGTGCCCGGTCGACGAAGGTGTCTTCTTCCACACCGTCGTGCCTGGCACCTTCCTCCTGGCCGTGCAGTTCAACGAACGCATCCTGCCGGGCAAGGTCCGCGACGAACATCTGCTGAAGCGCATCGCTTCGATCGAGGAACGTGAGGATCGGAAACTCTCACGCAAAGAGTACGCGCAGCTGCGCGACGACGTTGAGCACGAGCTGCTGCCCAAAGCGTTCATCCGCCGTAGCATCGTGTACGTGATGTTCACCGGCAAGAACAAACTGTTCGTGTTCACGAGCAGCGCGAAGCGTGCCGACGAGGTGATCTCGCTGCTGAGTCATGTGCTGCCGTGGGACATGGCGAAGTGCCGCCTGATCGATACTGAAGATGACCCGGCGTCGCTGCTGCGCACGGTCGCCATCGCCGCTCGTCTGCGTGACCTCGACGACAGCATTGTATTCGAAGCTGATGACGCGGCGGTGCTGCACGGAACCGAGAAGCGCACGATCCGCATCAAGGATCGTGACATCTACGGTGACGAGGTGCAAAAGCTGATCAAGAGTGGCTACGAGCCGAGTGAGCTCCGCATGACGTACGGCGAGGAAGCACCGGACGACGAAGAAGATCGGGTGCTCGTGTTCACGCTCAACACCAAGCTCGTATTCAAGCGCGTGCAGTTCACCGACTTCACCATGGAGTCGCACAACGACGCGCAGGATGATGGAGACGAGCGTTATGCCTTCTGTTCATTCTCGATGCTCGTTGCCAATCGCTACTCCGCACTGGTGAACGACGTGATCGAACAGCTCGGCGGTCTGCATGTGCCTAAGCCGGCGAAACTCGAAGAAGCGCTGGTCGACGAAGAGGATGACGAGCTATGAGCGCGCGAGGCGAATTCTCAGTAGTTCGTCGCACCGACTTGCTCGCAATCTGCGTCGCGCTGCGTGACCGTCACCCCACCTGGTCGAAAGGTCAGGTGCTCGCCACGGCCAAGCTCGAATGGCATAAAGCGCAGGCGAAACCGAAGATCGAAAACCTCTGCGTATGCGTCTTCCGAGATGCTGTGTGTCGTTACAACGGCGGGCAGCTGTCGTGCGATAAAACGTTCGAGAGTTGTCGCACGCTCGGCAACCAAGCCAATTTTCAAGGCACACCGAAATGATCCTGATCGCCACGTTCGACAGCAAGGTCCAGGTCGACTCGCCGCGGTGGCATCGCCCTAAGCCGCCTGGCGCACACCGCTGGCTAATCAACGTGTGGGCCAAGGGGCCAACCGGCGAAGCGAAACATCAGCTCCGGCCGAAGCAACCGTGCCTGTATCGCGACCTGCTGCCGCTGATCCAAACAACGATCAACGAACTGCTCGTCGATACTGGCGGTGCCGAGCACATGAAGTTCGAAGTCTTCAAGGCGCGATGACATGAACAACTTCGAAAACCTCGGCCGTCCGCAGCAGCCCGTTCAGTCACATGGCGATGCCGGCGCAAAGCCGCTCGGCCAGGTTGCGATGGAAGCGTTCTACGAGTCGCGCTTCCCGCATGTCCGCGGCGTCGAGAAGAACGGGCCGCACCTGCGCTGGTCGCACATGGACGAGCAGAGCAAACGTGCGTGGGAGTGTGCGGCTCAAGCTGTCTACATGATTTATCGAGGATCGAAGTGATGGGTCAGATTGACCAAGGGAAATTAGCCGAAGCGCTGGATTGTTTCCACAACGTTGCCCTTGGCGCGGCACGTCAATACGGCGCCGACATGGCGATTGTGTCGGCAATTGTTGAGGGCGTAAATGCTGTCGCGGCAAGACTCCGCGAGCAGACCAAACCCGAATTCGACGAAGCGCAGTGGATCGAAAAGTTCTCGTTCATCGCCGAGCAGAAGCGCGAAACAGTTCGCCAGGCTGCGGCCGGCGTGAACATCCGCCTCGGAACGATGCCCTGCCGATGCGGCGCTACTCGTGCAGTCCTCTTCATGTACCAGTGCCTGTATTGCAGCGAGTGGTACTGCAAGCCCTGCGCCGAGCAGCACTTCGGCAAGACCGTCGCGCAGTACCGCGCTGAGAATCCACTGCCGCCCGAGGTGAAATTATAATGGCTCGAAAATTCTGTCGGCGTGACTGCTGTAGCGAGCCCGTGTTCAAGAAAGATCGCTGTGTCGAGCATTACGCTGAATACAAAAAGCGTAGCGACGCAAGTCACGATCAGCCGAAATGCCAGTGCGGTGCCTGCGCGCCATTAGGTGACGAGCTGTGCCGCCGTTGCCGTGAGCAGTATGAGCAGCGACAGCACCAGGTGCGGCGCAACCGTTTCATTGACGAGCTGATGGCCGAGGATGAGTTATGAGCCCTGAGTTGTTAGAGTTAATGCGCATCATCGCCCGAGCCGCCATGCGTCCCAAGCCCTTGCCGGAGTCTTTGAAATGTCCGTCGTGACCGATGTCATTCTGATCACGGGAATTTTCGACCGCTGCGATACCACGCCTACCGTCGACCTATTGAACAAAAAGATCACGGTGAAGCATGATCGCCCATTGGTTAGAATCGATCATCACGCCGGTGGCGACAAGGTGATGGAAAGCGATGTTTACGCGGGCGCGTTCAATTATCTCGATCGCGACTGGTTAATCGAAGCGGTTCGCAGTATGGACTGGGAAGATCCTGACCGTGTGCAACTGTTGATCAAAGGCCACGAAGAAAATCAATTCACCTCGTACGCGGTCGCCCCATGAAAGCCATCATCTACGCCCGCTTCAGCACCGACATGCAAGACGAGCAATCGATCTTCGACCAGGTGCGCGTGTGCCGCGCGTTCGCCGCCCAACGCTCATTGTCGATCGGCGGCGAGTTCAGCGACGAAGGGATCAGCGGCGCGGCGACAGGCAACCGGCCTGGTGTGCAAGCAGCCCTGGCCGCGCTGTCGACCGGCGATGTACTGGTCGTCATGGACCTCACCCGGCTCTGCCGATCGCAGGATCTCGCGCCGATGCTGTCCAGGTTGAAGTTCCGCGGCGTGCGCGTGTTCGCCGTGCAGGACGGCTTCGACAGCGACTCCCGTACGGCCCGCATGCAGGCCGGCATGAGCGGCATCATGTCCGAAGAGTTCCGCACCACCGTCGCCGACCGCACGCGATCCGCGCTTGAGATGCGGGCGCTCGCCGGCCGGCCGACCGGAGGCAAGGCATACGACAACCGCGAGATCGTCGAAGAGGTGTTCCGGCGTTACGCGGACGGCGAGACGCTGAAGGCGATCGTGCACGACCTCAACCGCCGTGAGATCCCGTCACCTGGCGCGAACTGGAAACCGCGGTGCGGGGTGCGCGGCAAGTGGCTCGTGTCGGCGCTGCACGCGATCCTGAAGAACGAGAAGTACATCGGCCGCGTGGTCTGGAACAAGAGCCAGTGGTTCAAAGACCCGGACAGCGGCAAGCGCGTACGCCGCGAACGGCCGCGCGAGCAATGGATCGTGCAGCCGGGCGAAGCCTGGGTCGACGAGATCACCTGGTCGCGTGTTCAACGCCGCTTTGTGGGCCGGACGAAGTTCGACCGCACGGCGACGTATCCGCTGTCGGGCCTGCTCGAGTGCGGGATCTGCGAGAAGAAGATGGTCGTGTTCGGCGGGAAGAACCGCCGGTATGGATGCAGCGCCTTCAAGGCCGGCGGCGAGTACGCCTGCACGAACTCAGCGTCGATCCCGCGCAAGGTGATCGAGGCGGCTGTCCTCGAGCCGCTGATCGCCGAGATGCTGTCACCGGAGGCGATCAACGAGGGGGTGAAAATGCTGCGGATTGAGCGCGCAAAGGCCGAACGCGAGCTGGCCCACCCTGAGACCGCGGCTGACCGCGAAGTCGCCGCCCTGGAAGCGATGGTGCGGGCTGGCACGGTGTCGGCCGATATCATGGCGCCGGCCATTGCTGAAGCGAAGCGACGAGCTCTCGCCGCGCGAACGGCGCCGCCGCCAACCGTGGATCTGCCGTGGCCGACCGAGAGCGCCTGGCGCGCGGCCGTGAGCAGCATGCGCGAGATCCTGAACAGCGATGACATCCAGGCTGCGCGCGACGTGTTGAAACGACTGGTGGGGAAGATCCGCTGCACGCCCGATGAAAGGGGCATGTGGGCCGAGGTCCACTGGTACAACCTCCTGCTCGCCGTTGGCGGCGGCAGGGGTATACACGATGGTAGCGGGGGCGTGCTACGTCGGCATATACCCCGGAACCTGAACGACGGGCGGTCGCGCCCGCGAAAAACTTCAAACCGACCGGCCACCTAGCCAGGTCGATACCACCCCCGCCCGCCATCCCGGCCGCGGGGGATTCACTGAGACGGAGAGGACAGCAGTGCGAGATCTAGGCGAAATCGTCGTTGAAGACGGCGTGCCCATTCGGCGTGCCACCCGGAAGCTGAAGACCAAGTTGCGCAACCCGGCCCTGGTGAAGCTCGTCGACCGAGTCGCCGCTATGCGGCCCGGCCAGTCGTTCTTCGTCCAGGGGGTGAAGAAGCCTGACATGGACTTCATTCGCAAGCCGCTGAACAACGAAGGGCTCGCGCACACGATGCGGGAAGTCGAGTGCGACGAGATCTACCAGCAACCCGGCGTGCGGTTCTGGCGCCTTCACGGAGAGTTCGATGAGCTATGAGCACAACTGCGAAAGGCAAATACGGCGGTAAAAAATTCGCGCGCGACTGGGTCGGCGTGCGCGTCGAACTGCTGCGCGAGATTACAACGGGCGGCACTGTGATCCCTGCCGGCGCGACGGGGTTGGTTCACTGTACCGGCAAGAGCGCGGGGACCGTCTACGTGACTTTCGATGCCTGTTCGCATTGCGGGGTCAAAGCCCGATGCAACAACGTGCCGTACGGCGACCTGAAAGACATCCCGGCAGATACATACAGGGAACTGCTCAGCGAGGCACTGCGAGTTGCAGGCCACTCTGACGAGAAGTGGAATCAGCGGTTCATCGCAGCGCTGAAAAATCGCGGTTTGCAGATTGGACCGATTAACGCAGAGCGCGATCCGCGCTACCCCGGCGATTTCGCATACAAGGCACCCGAACCTTTCAGCGTGCAGCCGGGATTCGAGCCCCCATGGCCGAAGGGTAGTTGCATCGTATTCAAACCCACTGAGGACCAACACTCGTGAACCACTTCAGCATTGACTGCGAGACCCTGGGCGTCTCGACCAACAACCCGGCCATCCTGTCGATCGGCGTCGTCCGCTTCGATCCCGAGACCGGCAAGCTCGGTGGCCAGCAATACTTCGAGATCGACATCGACGACACGATCAGGCACGGGCATATCGACGGCAGTACGCTGCGCTGGTGGGTGACGCAATCGCCGGTCGCGCGTGACGTGTTCAGCGATAAGCCGAGCAAGGTCAAGCTGCGCGAAGCGCTCGACGTGATCGGCACCACCATCCGCAGCGCCGACGTGCCGACAGTCTGGTTCAAGGGTCCGTGCGAAGACGGCGCCTGGCTCAAGTCAGCCTATCGGTCTGTCGGCCTGGCCGAGCCTTGGCATTTCACGAAGACGCGCGACGTACGCACGCTCATCGAATTGGCTGAGATGACCGGCCGCGAGGTGAAGGATGTCGGCACGGCCCACAACGCGCTCGACGATGCGAAATTCCAGGCGCTGATCGTCAGCTACGGCATGCAGAAGATCGCCGCTGCGATGAAGGGGTTTCGCGGCAAGGACTTCGTCGCGAAGTTCAACGTGCCGAAGGACGAGCCTGTCACTGTCGACGATGACGACGAACTGTGAGGACTGACGTGATGAAAATTCAACCCGACAACCTTGAGTCACATCGCGACGCATGGCAGAGCGCGCTTCAACGTCTTATCGAGTTGGAAGCCGACGCCGACGATCGCTTGCACCACGAGCACGAGCTGAAGGCGATGCGTGATATGTACGCCGACCTCGATCGCATCGCTAAGTTGCCGGTCGAAAAGATCGCGCCTGTGCAGGGGTATGCGCCAGGTATCCCGTGGTCAATGCACCTTGAAGCGTACGACTCCTACTGCAAACAATACGGCGAACAGAAGGCACTCGTCGATCTCGAAGGTTGTAACTGCCGCGGTGGGTTCGCAACAGAAGAACTCGATCATTTTATTCCCGGTTGGCGCGATCGTGTGTCGGAGATCGGCAAACTGAAAGCGCGCATCGTCGAGTTGGAAAAAGCGCTGGAACCGTTCGCGCAGTTTATCGAAGACACTCATCCAATATGGGCAGACGAGCGTCGAATCGCATCGCTTGATTATGACTTCAGTAAATTAACGCTGGGGATATTTCGAAGAGCGCGAACAACCTTCTCCCGGCGGGCGGTGCAACCATGAGCGCAACCGGCTACGGGTTAGCAATAGGCATTAAGTTCGTCACGATCGAGTGCTGCAGCTGTCACGTCGTCTTTGCCGTTGACGACCGGACGGACAGTCGATTGCGCAATTCCCACGAGAGGCTCTACTGCCCGTTCGGACACGGCCAGGCGTATGGCAGCAAATCCGAAGCGGAACGACTCAGAGCGCGAGTCGAGCAGCAGGACGCGGAGATCGCACGCGAGCGGCAACGCACGGCTGCGGCGAAAGCTGAAGCGAAGATGGCGAGTCATCGAGAGCGTGCGCAGAAAGCGGCTAAAACGCGATTGAAGAACCGCGTCGCAGCCGGTGTATGCCCGTGCTGCAACCGCACGTTCGCGAACCTGGCGAGCCACATGGCCAGCAAGCACACTGGCTTCGCGAGTACGGACTAGAACGGCCCGCGCCGCTTCAACTTGGTGATCAACCATGCGGCCTGCACGCCAAGCGCCTCCGCGTAGTCGATGAACTCGAGCGCATCGAGCATGCGGTCGCCGACTTCGATGTGCGAGACGTAGTTCTTGTCGCGCCCCAGGCGCTTGCAAAGATCAATTTGGCGCAGGCCGGCTTTTAACCGGGTCTCTTTCAGAATTGCTCGTAAAGCCTTGTGGCGTCTGCTGTGGCGTTGCTTCAAATCGGCGGTCCATGCAAATGACCGCCGGCTTCTAGCTAGGAGATAGGTGATTCCCTAAATATGGGAATGGCGTTCGTCTTGTGGCAACCTCTCGGCAAGGGTACACAACGCACGGAGATGACGATGCTGCACTGCATCACAGAATTGCCCGAGTACGCGACATGAGCGGCGTGAAGGACTTCGCTCGGTCGCTAGATCTGATCGAACGCACACTTAACGGAGAGACGCTGGGCAAGGCTGCGGCAGCGCACGGCATCTCCAGCACGCGAGCGCTTCAGGTGATTTGCCTGGCTGTGCAGATCCTTTTAGCGCCCGAACGACTTAACGGCGATGCGCCACCACGCGCGGCGGTCAAAGGGCCGAAGTCGCTACGTGCGCACTCTGACTTCTGGCGACGACAAATCAAGAAAGCGAGGGAGTCTCAACATGAGCACGGGGATTTTCGGGTTAAAGGGACAGTACAAATTCCTGTCGAACTTCTATCCAGCTAACGTCGAGTTCGAAGGCCGGACCTACTTCACCGTTGAGCACGCTTACCAGGCTGCAAAGACGTTTGATGAGCAGGCGCGCTACGTGATCAGTCGAGCGGAAGGTCCGGCCAAGGCGAAGCAGCTCGGCATGCTGCTATCAAACAGACGCGACGATTGGAGCGAGGCACGGTTTGAAATCATGCTCACTCTTGTACGCAGTAAGTTCCGCGATCCGAAGCTGGAACAGAAGATGATCGACACGGGTGAGTTAGTTATCGTCGAGGTGAACACCTGGAACGACTGGTATTGGGGCACCTGCAACGGCATCGGCAAAAATAAACTCGGTGAAATCCTTATGAGAGTACGTGCTGAACTACGTACTGCACGCGGTATGATCAACACGAGAAAACGAATGTCGTATGACGACATCAGCAACATCGAATCGCCAGGGAGGGTTCATTAATTGACGACCAAAGCCAACCCTGCTGACTACCAGCAGCATGTGCGCGCTGCATGGCGCGAAGCGGAAAAAGGTGGCGACGATCAGTTCTGGAATCAGCGTTATCGTCAGGCGCTCGATGCCCGCGGCTTAAAGCTGACTCAGGAAAGGATCGAGGTTAAAGACAGTCGCTACCCTAATGGGCGTCCGTCCTTTGCCCCGCCGCAACTCGGCAAGCTGGACGGCTGGATATTCGAAACATTCATTGTCTTTAAGGAGGACACACCAAAATGAAATACGCCGACGATCGGGCGCACGGCATAGCACTACTCCGTAAATGGGCGAACCTTGAAGCCGTGCGCTCGACGCCGCGCGAGGCGCAGCACGGCCTGCTCACAGCGCTGCACGCGTTGCTGCACGACCTGCACATCGAGCACGACCTGCCCGGTGTGCGCTACTGGGAGCACCCGGAGAGCGATAGCTTCTTCACAACGCTGCCCGGTGAACGACTGGACGACACCGCAGACGGCCAGGGGTGCATCGAGCTGGCGCGGCACGAGTACCTGTCGAGGCAACGGATCTTCTTCGAAGGCGATTCTTTGTAGATCCTCGATTCCACAAATGGTTGACAGAGTCAACAAAGAGGTGATTTACTAGCCTCGTGCGGTGGCAGGCGTCGTCGCCGGGTAGGTTAGAACGGGATGGTGCCCGTGCCTTGAACGCCACTCACCACGGCGACCCGAGTGAAAGGTACTTCAAACAGATCTCTCGGGATCTTACCGCGTCACTGCTGTACGACGACGCCTGCTGCCGCCATCCAGATTCTTCGGAGAACAACAATGAAAACGAAAATCGTCACCCCCGACGAACGGCACCTGAAGTTCAGGAAGGCGCTCGAGCAGTCGATCCGCGAAGGCGGTCTCGAGCTCACCGCCGAAGAAATTCTCGCCATCCTTTCGCACTTCGTCGGCCAGGTCATCGCGCTCCAAGACCAGACCAAATACACGACCGATATGGTGATGAAGCTCGTCACCGAGAACATACAGACCGGCAATCGCGAAGCTGTCAATTCTCTGCTCGCGCACACGGGAGGGAATGCGTGATGAGCGGCGGCCCCTCCTGCAAGTGCCCTGAAAAGAAAAAGCCGATCACGCAACGCGCCTGGCTGGTGATTGATCGGCTGTGCAACTACTCCGCGTTTAACGGCAGACACTACACGCCGAGTGACTACAGTCATGTCGTGTGCGTCGAGTGCGACGCGAGCTGGCGAACGAAAGCAACATACGTCGTCTCGCTGACTGACGGCGAATATCGTGACGGAGGTTGGAAAGCGAAATGACAGATAACCACAGCGCGAGGAGTGAGATATGAAAGACCCCATACAAATCACCATCGGCACACGCACCTACTGCCGTCGTGAGTTCGGCTGGATCGGTCCCGATCTGCGGGCACCAGGGCTGCTCACCTGGCTGCAGTTGGAATGGCTGGCGAGATCGAGCCGTACGAAATGAAGATTCTCACAGATAGGGAATTGCGCGAGCTGCTGCGAAAAGCCTGGGATCGCGGCCATGGGTGCGGCGACGATATGCGAGACGATGCTGATATCGAGGCAGACCGCGAGTCGGTTATCAACGAATTAATCAGCGGGAAGGAGAATCCAATGGCTGACGGGCAGCTCTGCTTGAACTGCGACTACTGCGGTGCCGAGTATCGCGGCAAGCCTGCTGCGGTTCATCCGCAACGAGGCTATGGGGTTATGGAAGCGCATCGCCTACGCCAAGATGCTATCGCGGCAGGTTGGGTTGGCGAAATGACCTACGACAGCAAAGATAAGTGCCCTGGGTGCGTCAACGGAGAGAAATGATGATCTGCAACGGCTGCGGTGAACGCATGGACGGTGATGGATACACGCAAGCATTCCATTGCCCCAGCTTAGTTGTTTGCGACGTTGAGCCTGACGCCAATCCGCGGCACTGCGAGCCGACACTGCCGCTGATCGAAGTGCGCGAATTGACAAAACGGGAATGGTACGACGCTCTCAACGCACTCGTGCCTCGCAAGCGTACGTTCGAGCGTCGCTAGAGCTCCATCGCAACGAACAGCGCGTTCGTGATGTCGCTGAGAAACAGCGTGTCGCTGGCCCGCCAGCCCTCTTCGTAATTCCCCACGTACACGGTGAACGCCTTGACGCGATAGTCCACGTCGTACGTCGTATCCTCGTTGATGTTCACCGTGCCACTGCCGACCACGTTACCCCAGGACAAGATCTCGTTGACGGCGATCGGCGGCTCGAAGCGCAGGCCGTACGGTGACGTGTCGGTGACGCTCACCTGCTCGAAGTCTTCGTGCGGCAAGAGCGCCAGATCGGAATACAGGATGCGCTGAGCGCCGAGTCGCACCTGCATCCACGCGCGGCGCAGCGCAGGTTCCGGCTCGCCTGTGTGCTCGAAGAAGAACACATCGCCACCTGTGACAGCCATCTGCTCGAGGCTTTCATCGAACTCACTGTCGCTCGGCTGCTCGGCGTCGAACGCGGTCACGACCAGCGAGGCGACCGCGTCGTAGTTCACCTCGCCGATCATCGAGAAGCCGTGCCAGCTGATGTCGTTCAGGTAGGGCTCGAACGCGAACTCCAGGTTGATCGCCGGATTCTCTTCAGCACCGAAGCCACGGCCGGCATAGCGAAGACCGGCGACACGGCCGCAGGCGATGCGCAGCTTGGTCGGCACCACCGGATTCTCATCAGCACCAAAGCCGAGACCCGCGTAGCGCACACCTCCCACGCGACCGCAGGCGATGCGGATCTTCGTTGGCACCACCGGATTATCGGCAGCACCGAAGCCGAGGCCGGCATAGCGCACGCCACCGACACGGCCGCAGGCGATGCGAATCTTCGTCGGCGGTACGTCATCTTCGACGGCGGTCGGGCCCAGCACGTTTGAATAACCCGCGTAACCGAATCCGACCCCGGCGATCCAAACGTATATGGGACCAGTGCCGGAAAGCGTCGACAGATCGATCGTGCCTATTAACGTTTCGCCGCTCGGCACGACGGTCAATGCCACATACGGGCATTCGGTCCCTGTTGCGTCAGAGATATTATCAATGATCTGCGACGCCGTGGGTGCACCTGTATCGCGAGTCGCAATTGCAACAACCCCGTAGCCGGGAATTAGCGTGGTGACATACACCTCGATCGAGTCTGGCGTCAGCACCACGACTCGAGCCGAGATCAAGGGTTCCGCTAAAGGCATGAACGTCGAGCTGGCAGCGTAACGCTGCCCCCCGACACGACCACCTGCGCGAACAGACATCGACGGTTACTCCGTGGTGTCGATGACGGTTTCAGTGCCGGCGTATACGATCTCGTCTTCGCCAACCATCCACCGCAGGACGACGAACACGCTGTCGTCGACACTACCGAGCTCGTCACCGCTGAGCATGGCGTCGCCGTCTGTGATATCGACGGTTCCTTCGTACAGCTTCGTGCCGGCAAACTCGTTGTAGACCACGAACGGAACGTCGGTCGCATTGGCCACGAGCTCGTCGCTGTTGGGTGCGTAGATGCCGGTGATGTTCACACCTATATTCGAAACAGCACCGATCGTCCCTTCGAGACGCCAGAAGAACGAGTCGTTCGCTGACGAGGGGTCCGGGCTATCCGTATCAAATATCACTGCCGGTCTGATTGCAGTCGGCGGCGCCGCATAGCTGCCTGTTGCTACGTATTGCGTTTCGTAGCTAGTGCCGGACCCCTGCAAGATAATGCGGTAGGTGTCGGTCATGACCACGCCGAAATAATCTTCGCCCGCTTCACCTGCGAATGGCGTGTCAAACGGCTTTACGACATCCCCGGTTTCCGAGGAAGAAAAGCTGGCAGTGCCCATGACGGCAAGATCAGACCCGCGAAAAACGCGAAACTTGAACGCTACGTCATTTGCCGCATCGATACGCACACCAACCGACTCGACCGTGCCTGTTAGGTCCAGTGTGATCGGCGCAACGTTATACGTTGGCCGGGACACCTCTTCAAACATCCCGATGCTGGACGGCGTAACCCATTCAGTGTTCGTGGTTCCTAAAATAGACATTATGCTTGACTCCCAAATGCGCCTTGAGTGATTTCCACGTTGTCGTACATCAGTTCAAACGCAGAAGAGTTGTTGCCCTGCGCCTGTCCGAATAGCTCGATCTTTTCGATAGGCGGACTGGCGTAGTGACGATTGAAAAGATTCGTGGCCGTCAAATAGGTCACGCCATCAATGCGAACAATGAACCAACCATCGGCCACCTCGTTGGCAGAGCTGGTGCCCGAGTTAAAACCAACGGCAAATTCGAACAGATGCCAGCCAGTGCCCCAGTCATTCCACGCATCATTTTGCGGCGTGGATATGACGGCCTGCCCGTAGGATCTACCGACAAAATCGGGATCGCTGCCATCCAATCGAATGACATTCTGAGTATCGTTATGTGGGTCTGTGCCGTCGCCAAACGATACTTGAATCAGGGAACCTGGATTCTCGCCCGTGTAGTCAAGGCCGAACGTGCAATTCGAGATGGAGCCGTTGCCGTTATCCCCGCCGAATACTTTCAGAAATTTGCAGCCCCATTTAGCTCCCGGCATTTTTGCGTAGAAGCGCACATACACTTCATTCTTAGACGACACCCAGCCAGGGTAGTCTCCGGGGTATTGGAGGCCCCAAATAAAAACACCACCGTCCGTTCCCATATGCGCGGGATACACGCCGCGCACACTCTTCGCGCTGCCGTTATAATTCGACGCGGTCGACGTGGACAGCGCAACGGTTCCGCCATCTTGAGCGCCGAACTGCCACGACCCCGGCATCGTGTATGTCTCGAAGTCGCTAAACAGAATGGGTACTGCGGTAGGGTCTTCAGTGCTCGCGGTCGTCGCAGTCACGACATTGCTATATACCGTGTCGCCGCCACCCTGGGCACGTAAACGAAAGTCGTAGCTGGTCGACGGATCGGGCAAACCTGTAACCACCGCAGGTGAGCCGGTAGCTGCCGACGCCGATGTCCAACTGTTCTCGCCTGCAACCGACCACTGCGGGGTCAGCGTTGTGAATCCGCTGCCGCCGCTGTACGGCAGGTTGACTACCGAAACGCTCATGACTGTCGGGTCGCCCAACGTAGGTGCAACGACAGCTACGTTCACCGTCGTGCCGCTGACGATGTTCGACACAGCGCCGGAAGCAGGATCTCGCAACCGGAACTGATGCAGCGACTCTTCGAACAGGCCGTCGAAATGCGCGGGCGACGTTGACGTGTTCGATTCGTTGTTCCAAGTGCCGCTTGTGCCGACGCGCCACTGCGGCGTCACCGTAGTCACGTTGCCACCGGAGAACGCCGCGTCTGCATAGTCGTCGCCCATTGTCAGCGCGCCGAGCGTCGGCATGACCACGTTGCCGTTTGGGATCTTCGTCGGATCGCTGTAGCGGCGACCACCGTGCGCCGGCAGATGGATGTTCGTCATTGCTGGCCAACCTTCAACATGGACTGCAAGGTGTTCGTGCCGTCGAAGAAAATCGACAGCACCGTCTCGCCGTCCGGGGCCATGTTGTGATCAGGTTGCGCGGTCGCGCCAAGCCAGCGGCTCGAGCTGATGCCGGCGAGCGTGAGATCCCAATCGCCGGTTTCGTCCTGAATGATCCGCAGCTGGTAATGGCCGACACCGGGGAACTCGGCGATCGTCAGCGTCGCATCCGCGGTGAGCGTGATCTTTTGCTTGTTGCCGTTCTCGAAGTCGACGGTCTTCGCCGCGCCCGAGTTGCCGTTATCAATTTCCGCGGCGAACGATACGAGCGTGATGCCTGTGTTCGGGCCGGGCGGTCCTTGCTCACCGTCCTCACCATCAGCGCCTGGCATACCGGGGGCACCGTCAGCACCAGGGGCGCCATCCTCACCATCAGCGCCTGGCATACCGGGGGCACCGTCAGCACCAGGGGCGCCATCCTCACCGTCTGCACCATCGGCGCCGTCAGCGCCCTTCAGCGATGCGAGCCATGCCGCCTGGTTGCCGACGAAACCATTGTTGAGCGCGACCTGATATGCGGAGATCCCCGGAGCACCGTCCTCGCCAGCTGCGCCAGGCGCACCATCGGCACCGGGCTCGCCCTGATCCCCCTGATCGCCCTTCAGCGACGCGAGCCACGCGGTCTCATTGCCGATGAAACCGTTGTTGACTGCCACCTGGTACGCAGAGATCCCCGGATCACCATCGTCGCCGTCAGCGCCAGGCGCACCATCCGCGCCGGGGGTGCCGGGAGCACCGTCAGCACCAGGCTCGCCGTCTGCGCCCTTCAGCGACGCGAGCCATGCCGCTTGGTTGCCACTGAAGCCGTTGTCGAGCGCGACCTGATATGCCGAGCGGCCGTCCTCACCATCGGCACCGGGAGCACCGTCATCACCGTCTGCACCGTCATCACCGGGCTCACCCTTCAGCGACGCGAGCCATACACCCTGGTCGCCGACGAAACCATTGTTGAGCGCCACCTGGTATGCAGAGATCCCCGGCGCACCGTCGCTACCATCAGCACCCGGCGCACCGTCGCTACCATCTGCACCGTCCGCGCCGTCAACGCCAGGCACACCTTGCGGCCCTTGGATGTTGCCGGCGTCTTCCCAATGGTCAGCGGCCCACACCCACAAATTGCCGGCGATCAGATACGCATCGCCGTTGCTGCCGCTCCCCGGCAGATCCGCGCTATCTTCGAGCGAACCGATGATCGATACGCCAGTGCCGTCTGCACCCTTCAGCGACGCGAGCCATGCCCCCTGGCTACCGACGAAACCATTATCGAGCGCGATCTGATATGCCGAACTACCAGCGTCGCCGTCAGCGCCAGGCGCACCGTCGTCGCCGTCATCCCCGTCTGCACCCTTCAGCGACGCGAGCCATGCAGCCTGGTCGCCACTGAAGCCATTATCGAGTGCGATCTGATATGCCGAGCGGCCGGCAGCACCTGGTGCACCGTCCGCACCGTCCGTACCGTCGCTGCCATCCTGGCCAGGGGCACCGTCGTCACCCTTCAACGATTCGAGCCATTCCGCCTCGGTGCCATCGAAACCTTCCTCAACGGCCACTTCGTATGCGGAAGCGCCCGGCGGGCCGGGGATCAGCTCGGTGCCTGGCACCGTCACTTCCATTTCAAATTCATCACTCATCTCGAGTAGCCTCGGCTTGGATGCGCAGAGCGCCGTAGTGGCACGGAATGACGCGGCCGGACGGCAGCTCACATTCGGTGTCCCAGTAGTACGTCGATTCGCGCGCGGTCATGTTCGCGGTCGCACGCATGGTCGCGGTGACGCTGGCCGACAGACCGAAGTCGTAATAACCATCAGCAGGGTCCGCGGCGATCGTTATTGCAAACTCGGCGACGACCACAGGATCGACCGAAGTCTTGCGGACCATGCCGCGTACGATCGCGCCGGTCAGATCCACAGGCTCGCGAGGATCGGTCGGATTAACGCGCTTGTGGTAGAGCGTGTTTCTGAGTGGGCCGAGCGTCGAGCCCTGGCGCACCTCGAGATCGAGGCGTTCACCGATGTTGGTATAGGTTTGAACCTTCGTACTCACGCCAGCGCACCCCCGGCCTTAACGTAAATGTCAGAGAGCTTCGCCAGGTCGACTTCGCGCTGACCGTAGCCTGCGCCCGGCAAGCTCGCCCATATCGTTCTCACGCGCTCAACGGCATCGCGAAAACGGCCCTGTTCGATCAGTGGGAGCGCCTTTCTCTGTCTCAGCAGCTCGATGCACGCCTCGTCCTGCGAAGCGGGCGAGAAATCGGAAAGCGATAGCTTTTTCGCGAGCTGGTCCCATGTCGCTTTGAGGAACTGGTAGCGACCGGCCGCGGTCGAGTAGATCCGGTAACTCCGCAGGAACACCGCCTCGCGCGGATGGTCGTTGTAGCTGTCGAAGAGTGCGCCGCCCACCTGCACGTTATAGCCGTCGTCCCCGCGGCCGATCGTTCCTTCGGCCGTGGCGAGCATGTCGAGAAAAGCATTGAGGTTGGCACTAAGATGCAGGCGGGCCATCGCGGCTATCTCCGATTAGGGCGCTTCGATCGGCGTGATGACGCAGCCGCTCGAGCAGGTGATGTTGAACTGCACACTGGTCGGCGCATTCGGTTTTGCGCTCGTCTTCACGGCGAACGACTTCGAGATCAAGTTACTCAGATCCGAGATGCCGCCGTTGCTCGTCACCGCGCGCACGCCCATCGTCAGCACGTACGGCGTCGGACGAGGCTTCAGGGACAGCTCGATTACCTGCGTCGTTCCGCTCGTGACCTTCGTGTGCGCCGACTCCGGGTCGTCGCTGATCGCGCCGTCGATCGAGGTGTAGACGCGGTACTCGACGATGTCGCCGGGCTCGATCTGCGTGCCATCGGTGTACACGGTTGGCGCGGCCCAGTTGCCGGTTGCCGATACGGCTTCGTCGGCACTCGCGATGCCCGCGTACGCGATAAACGCCAGCGCGGCGATGCTGCTAAAAATTGTCTTTTTCATAATCATGATGGCCATCTCTACTGGTTGGAAAGGAGGTCTTGCGGGAGCGCGAAGTCGTAATTCGAATCGAGACCGTCGTGGCGCTTATCCCAATAGCGCCAGCCGAAGCAGCGCACGGCCGCGTACATCGCATGCGCGACTATCGGCGGATTGTTTGTTGCGAGCAGCGCATCACGAAACAGCGCATCGGCTTGCGGCCGAGAAAACGGCGCATGGTCGAGTTCGCCGCTCTCGTTGTAGACCAGCACCTCTTTCTGCGCGCAGTACAGCCAGTCGTGCAGAACCGAAGCGGCGCGCGAGCGGCCGTTCACATCGAAGCCCGGCATGAAATGCAGTGCCTTCGGGATCGATGCAAAATCGGTGATGAAGTGCGTCGGCACGATCAGCCGCGTGTTTGGCGCCAGCTCCCAAATGAGCGGCGCGGTCAGAACGAACTCGCCGTCTTGAATCGATCCGTCTGGCGCATAGCAGTCCGTGCGCAGTCTCGTGATGAACATCGATCAACCACCCGCTGCCACGGCGACCCAGTCGAGCACCGTGCTCACCGTGAGGCGTTGTTCGGGGCTCAGCAGACCATCGCCGATGCGTGCGCGCAGCTCGTCCGAGATCATCACGACCAGGGTGTCCGCGAGTATCCGGTCGGAAGGCGAAAGCTCGGAGCTATCGAGGCGGGCCTTCACGGCTGCCTGGATCGCGCCGAGCGTGACCTGCTCACCATCGAGCAGCTTCTGCGCGTCGCGTGCGACAGCGGCAACTCGCTGCGCGCGTGCGGCCTGATCAGTCTTGTCCGCTTCGATGACCTTCAGCGTGGCAACGGTGACGGCCAGGCGTGCAGCCATCGGTTTCGATTCGACGGTCTGGCAGGCGGTAAGCGAAAACGCCAGAACGAGTCCGGCGAGCATGGGCATGATGGCAATTCGACGTGTGATCATCGTGGTTCTCCGTGGGGGTGTGATTGGTGGTGTCTATGGTGATGACGACGATCGCGATGGCAGCGACGGTGTTCGATCATCTGGTGAAGCATGGCGAGATAGAGCATGGCGTTCAGTAGCGAGCCGCCGATCCACAGCGCCTGTGAGGTGCTGTTGCCTCGGACTACCCAAGGCTCAACGACGTAGGTGGTGATGCGTGCGACTATGAACATCACACACACCGCGATGATTACTGCCGCGATTGTTTTATCGTTGTCGCGGGCATCGCCTGGAAGCCTGAAGAATGAAACTGCACGAATGATCACCCACAGGTAGAGCATCGTGATCAGTGTCGTCGTTATGAGCATGCTCAAACTCGCTTGTCGAGATACTTGATGGCGAGCTGCGAGATCTTCGATTCCAAAGCGGCGAGCAGAGGAAACGTGCAGAACCCGAAGCCCATTAACAGTTCATCTCGAACCTTCGTATCGGCCGGTATGAACCCCCCGAAGAAATTCCCGATGAACGTGGCCAGGAATAACAAGCCGATGAATTTGAACATCGAGAATTTCTGGTCGTCGTTCTTCAACATCACGTACACGTAATTGGCAGCAGCCCCATACGATGCGAGCAGCCCCAGTTCGGCCATGCGTGCCAACTTTGCAGCCACCCCCGCGAAGAATTCCTGCACCGTTTGAGCCCCCGCCGAGCGTTTATGGATTCAACATATGGTTGATCGTGTCAACAAACAGTTCACATTGTAGACGCATAATGGCTGCCATGGGAATCCGGGGGCCGGAGCCCCCGCCAGGTCAGCTCATCACCACGTCCGGATGCGCGATCTTCGGCGGCGTGAAGCTGTCGACGTAGCGCGCCGCGCGCGTGATCCGCACGTCGTCGATGTAGCCGTTGAAGTCTCGCGCCGGCACGTTCGTATCGCGGCCAATCGTCAGATCCTGCGCGACATCCTGCCCGGTGCCTGAGTAGGTTCCCGTCGCCGACAGCGTGCCGTTGATGAAGATCCGCAGCGTGTTCCCCTGCTTCGTAGCGGCGACATGGGACCAGGCGTTGACCGCCACGGCGGCAGAAGTTGTTACGCTCTGCGCGGAGCCGTTGCCGATGTAGAAGAAAATGCTTCCGTCCAGGGCTGCGCCCAGGCACAAACCGAACCCCTGGTTGTAACTCGAGGACGTGCCCTTACGAACGATGTAGCGGTTGCCGCCGAGCACGGCCGGTCGAATCCATGCCTCAACCGTGAAGTCGCCGACGATCGAGAAGTCAGCCGAGTCGGCCACGGATAGGAAGTCTCCCGTGCCGTCGAGCAATGCACTCGCGCCGCCGAAGCGAGACTGCGCTGTGCTGATCTGCGCATTGCCGCTCGGCGTGACCGTCTTACCTTTGACATCGGTGAAGGTGGTCGATGCGTTCGCGCCGTTCATGTGAAGCAGCAGCGCGGTCTCGGTGAAGAACGGATCTTCGGTATCCGGGCACACGTTGCGATCGGGGTTCGCTTCAGGCGAAAGCACGAATGTTTTCGTATAGCGGCATACGCGCGTGATCCGTACGTCGTCGATGTTGCCGCTGAAATCGCGGCTCGTATCGAGCGGGTCTCGACCGATGTACAACGGAGCCGAGATGACTCCGATCGTTCCCGTGTACGTTGACGTGCCTGACAGAACACCATTGATGAAAACGCGCATCGTTTTACCTCGCATCGTGCATGCGATGTGCGACCAGGTGTTGATGACCAGGGAAACGCTGGATTGCACGAGTTGATAGCCGCTCGTAGTACCGACAAAAAACGCCACGGTGCCGCTCGTACCGCATTGGACCACGAACCCGTTGCTCGAGTTGTTGTACTTCGACACAATCGCTCGACTGTTCGAGAATGTCGTCGGCCGCACCCAGCACTCGAACGTGAAGTCCGAAGTCATATCGAAGTCGGTGGACTGCGCGAGTTGCAGATAGTCCCCAGCCCCATCGAAAAGCGCACTCGCGCCGCCAAACTTCGATTGAGTTGTGCTGATCTGCGCGTTGCCGTTTGGAGTTACGACCTTGCCTTTAACGTCGGTAAAGGTGGTCGATCCGTTCGCGCCGTCCATGTGCATCGCCAGGGCGACCTTGTCGAAGAACGGGTCTTCGCGATACGACACCAGTCCGCGGCCCAGCTTGTAGCGTGCCGCCGCGGCCGTGGCCGATATGGCGATCCCGTAAACCGAGACCTCGTCGATATAGCCATTGAAAAACTGACCGGATACAGGCAACGCGCCCGAGCCAGGATCGGCGCCAATCATCAGCGAGTTGTTGTTTGAGTAGGTGATCGGGTACGTCGCGCCTGCGTCTGCCGTGGCAACCAGGGCTCCGTCGATGTACAGGCGCGCGTAGCGGCCGTCGTAAGTGCCGACGCAGTGATAGGTCTCGTTGAGATTTATCGTCGACATGGCGACGCCTGCGCTGAGATAGGCGCCATTGACATAGACCAGGAACTCGAAGCGGCTTGCCGTAGCAGCGAACTGCATGTTGTAGCCGCCAGTCTCAGTTTTGGAAATGACGCTATTTATGGCGGTGCTCGTCGGCTTCGTGAAAACCTGCATCCACGTTTCGACGGTCAATGCCGCCGATGGGGCCAGCGCGGCAACATACGGCACGCCGACGTAGCCACCGCCGTCAAACCGCGCTGCTTTATTCAGCGAGCTCGTCACCGTCAGGGCGGTTTGCTGGAACGTGACGCTGCTGACCGTCGTCCCGTGCCGAGCATTGCCGCTGCTGTCATTGGCAACCGTGGCTCCCGTGCTTTCACCCAGGCGCCAGTAGCCGAGCGGCGCATCGGAAAGCACCATGGCAGAGTACGGGTCGCCGCTCACGAGTCGGTTCATCGTGTGCGAGACGATCTGATAGCTTTCCAGCGCGGCTCGAACCGACAGCACGTCGATGCGGATATTCGTCTCGTCGCCGATCTGCGCGCTGCCGACCGAGTACGTGGTCAATGCAATCGCCGATCCGGTGTGCAGCAGCGCGTTGTCCGCGGATCGATAGACCTTGACGGTGGTTGTCGTGCCGACTTCCGGGCCGATGTTGCCGGCCGTCCAGTTCGTTGGCGCCGCGGTCTGTTGCGTGCGATCACGGAACGCCCAGGTGAGGTTCAATTCCTCGCTCACGTTAGCTGGAAAATATTCACCATTGAACTTCACGTTGCCTGGCGGATACGGCCGCTCTTGACGGCCGCGAAGCGTCAGCGATCGAGGTGTCGCGGTGGCGAGCGGTAGAACTTCGGAACCCGCTTCCGGCAGCAGCTTATAGGTGACAGTCTCGCCTTCGAACCGCGTCGTTGAATCGTCGAATTCCGTGTCGAGCAGGTTGAACCAGATCCGAGATCCGGCGATGTGCGTCGCCGGCACGCTGTCGAATATGGCGCGGAGCACAGTAACCGACATCGTGGTGTGGTTGATTGCGGTAACCTGCACCCATTCATCGTCGATCACGCCGATCGAGCCGACTTCAATCTCGTCGTCGCTGTAGAAGAACTCGTACGACCATACGTTGTCGGTGGGTTGCTTGGTGATCGCGTTCGTCACTCCCACCCACGGCGAGAAGCTGTTCGACATGTTGTATCGATAGCTGCCCGCGACGAGCTCGTGGACCTGAAAGCCGGTCCAAGTGCCGTTAGAGCGTGCCGCGATGGCGCCAGTGAAGTTGCGCTCGTCGACCAGGCTCGTCGCGTAATCCTCGCCGAAGTTCTGGATCAGCAGGTAGTACGGCCACTCGAGCAGCCGGTACGTCGTGATGTCGCCGAGATCATTCGGAACCGGCGTCCACGTCGGAGGGTCGTTCACGACGTACGAAGTTTCCGGCAGGCCGAACACGTCTTCGATCACGTTGAGGACGATGCGCCCACTGCGCAGCTCGCCGTACTCGACATCGCTGATTCGGCAAATGAGTTGCGTGATGCCGAGCTTCGGCCAGTTCAGCTTGAACACTGCGCCAGGTCGAGCCCACGACCAGGTTGTCAGATTGACCTCGATCTGCGCCGACGCGAGCGGCGTGCTCAGCGTCTGCACCTCTCGCTGCGCGACGCGAGCGGCCAAGGCTCCGTCTCTGATCGCCGGCAAGTCGATCACCTGGCGAATGATGCGGCCGACAGCTTTGATAGACGCCAGGTTTTGCAGCGTGACCTTCGCCGTCTTGCTCTGATCGGGATCGAAATACTGAACCGACACTTCGTTCGTCAGGTCTGTCGGCGCTGCGCGCTGGAACGACTTCAGGCTGATGATGTTGCTCGGATCGAGCGTCGGCAGATCATCAACCTCGTAGTCGTCGCGAATCAGCTTCAGCGTGTACTTGCCGGTGTCGGGCGCCGGGTACAGCGTGGCGTTGATGTGGCGCAGGATCAGGTTGATGAAATCCTCGGCCGTCGTCTCATTGGTCCAAGCGACAGACAAGCCAAACCCTTCAGAGAAGAGTCGGAAAGCGGCCGTCGTGAACGTCGTAACATCCACGTCGTCGATGCCGTAACCGAGACCCCACGTCCCGTTCGTCAGAACGTCGTAGATCATGTGCGACGGGTTTGCGTGCTTCCGGCCATGAAGCGTAATCGCGGAGTAGTCCGCACCGAGGCTTTTCGGAACGCGGCGAACCGTGACCGCCATGTTTTTCATGTACGGGTTCATCGCGGCGAAGGTGAACGACTTGAACACCAGCGAGACGACGCCGCGGTACGCAGGGACCGGCATACCTCCGTTCTGCGTTGTCGCCTGGTTTGCCGTGAGACCTAGATTGGCGAGCATGCGGATGAAGCCGCTGATGAAGCCGCTATCCGAGAACGATCCGAAATAATTCGGGATGATCGTGCGGTTCGAATGCAGCGCGAGGTACGGGTTAACCTGCTGGTCCTCGCCGCCGAACATGAAGTCGACGTTGCCTTGCAGCCCGCCTTCACGCTTCTCGCCGCCGAGCAGATTCGGATTGTTGATGTAGACGGTTTGGTTCGTTGTGACGTTGCCCACCCAGGCGTCACGATCGGCGTAGCGGATCTTCAGAATCGCATCCGCGCCACCCTGGCAAAGAATCGAGTGCCACCCGATCGAGTACCAGTATCCAATCGTTACCTTCTTACCCTTGCTCATTCATTGTCTCCCGCCTGCGCGCCTGCTCGAGCAGCGCCTGCACCATTGCGTCGTCTGCCGGGAGTCGACTCGAATCAAGCCCGTTCCGAACAGCATCTCGAAAATCTATTCCGTACCTGGCGCACATCCGTTGCAGACCAGGCACGCAGTAACCCAACGCTCGCGCGTCTTCTATCCTGATCTTCATTTGCCGGACTTCGTCTTGATCGGGACTGTGTTCGGATCGCCCCACCAGACGACGTTCTGCTGGGAGAGCTCGACTTCACCGAACACGACAGGGATAGGGTCGCTCGCGCTTGCGGTCGGCACTTCACCTTCCTGCACGGCCGCGCTCTGTGTCTTCGGTTTCGGTGCCAGTGCGTACGACAGCACCATCATCACCAGCATAACTATCAGCTGTACCCACATGATTCGATCCTCAGAACATCGTCGCGCCAGCGAACGGGTTGGTTGTCGGAATGAACGGCATCCCGCCGAAATTCTCAGCGTTGTTAAATTTGGTGTAGCACGTCTGAATCGAGTGATTGCAGCCAGGGTAGAAGCGCACGATGTCGCCGACCGTCAATCCGATCGTGGTCAGCTGCGATTGAATGATCGAGCCGGTCGACGCCGTGATCATTCGAGTTTCCTGACGGCCGGTCGTACCTTCCCAAACGAAATAGCCGCCAGCGAAATACCCGTCAGGGAAGCTGTCACCGGAATCGAACGCAAGGAACAGACCGTTGATCGCTATGACTTCTCCGATGACTTCGTACGCCGAGCGGTTCACCTTGCAACCAGGGCCATACAGATCGTACGGGCAGCTGTATTGATAGGATCGACGAAGCCCTGGCTGCTTCAGCGACGTGTTCGCCTGCACGCAAAGCAGGGTCGCGAACGCCGTGTTCTCTTCCCACGCGCAGTTCTGCACACGGCCGCGCCAACGGATGATGTAGTCAGGATCGCCGCGATGCTTCGAGAAGATGCGAACGCCGACTGGCTCTGACGGCGGCGAAATCAGATACTCTCGAGCAATTTCCGAATCGCCGCGGACCTGTATGCGCTGCTCGCCCTTCTCGACGTTCTGCGTGACCTTGATCGATCCACGCTTCAGGCCGGCCATTGGGGCGTAGTCCGCGCCGTTGAAGGTGACTACCCGATCTTCCGTGGTGTAGCGCCAATACGCGCCGAGCACGGAGAACTGATACAGCTCGACAGGCTTGCCGCCGAAGATCGATATTTCGAGATCGTTGAACGCCATCGTTCTAACCTTTGACCATGATGAAATTGAGCGTCGCCGACATGGCTATGTCGGTATGCCATTGCAGCGTCACCGAGTCGCTGCCGAGCCGGAACAGGTTCATGTGACAGACACGTTTGATCTGCTCTGTGGGGAACGTCGCGCCGACTGTCGTATCGAGGACCAGGTTGACCGTACCGTCGAAGTTGTCGACGACATCTGTGATTCGACGCATGATCGGCAATGCCACTCCGCGCCGGAATATCGCGATGTCTCTGCGCACCTCATGCGCATCAACGAAGGTGCGGTAGCCGTTGTCGATGACCGTAAGCACACCTGCCGACGACTCGACATCCTCGGTGACAATGAAATCGTCGTTCCATGAGGGTATCCATGCAGGGACGACACGACCGGAGCGGCGGCGCAGGAAACGACGAAAGGCCGCGATGTCAGCGCGCGTGCGAAACTGATATGCGTGTTGTCGGATGATCGTCGGCCAGTCTGAGGTCGTCGCGTAATCGAGTGCACCAACGTCGTCAACGCCGAACACGTCGAACATATCCTGAAAGGTGTACGACGGCCGCGAGCTCCAATTCGGTTTGACCAGGTAGACCTCTTGCGAGCGATACGTCACGGCCGCAGCACCCGTCTGCACGTTGGCGTTCTGGTCGGTTACAGAGAAGTCCCAGTTGAGCGGCGAGCTGCCGTAGAAATCATTGGCGCGATTGAATACCTGCTGCTGCTGCAAATGGGCCGTGCCGGCGGCGAAGACATACGCCGACTTCGGCCAGCTTTGCGCCGTGGGTCTGACCAGTGTGACCTGCGAGTCGCTGACGGTGGCAATCTCGACCGCTTCGAACTCCTTCGAGCTGAGCATGATTACTGCGGCCTGGCCGGCGTAGAACCCTCGATCGCGAGTGTCGATCGGCAGGATCGACGAAGCGGCGCCGACCGTCGCAGTCAAGCGCGTGCGCGAGGTGGGGATCGGCACTGCGAAGCTGCGGCCCTGCCAACCGAACAGGATGTTCTCGAATCGAGCGGAGTCGTTGCGATCGAGCAGCTTGATCTGATACTGAAGGTTCTTCCTCGGCGCATTCCGCAGCTCGCGCCGTTGCTCACTACCGTCGTACGAGCGCTCAACACTCGACATCCAACTCAGCTGCTCCGAGATACCGTCTTTCCAATCGGCCAGGAAAGGGAACACCACGATGCGATTGCCGATAACGCGAAGGAAGTATTCGTCGCCCTCGATCGTCCAAGCGAATTGCGCATCGATCTGCCCCGGACCTTCGGTGTCGCCGGTCAGCGTGTATATGACCTCTTGCAGCGGCCCGAGCGTCGAAGGCACCGGGACAGGTGTGTTTATATAGACGCCTTCGGCGTTGATCGACTGAATGGATTCCAGATCCATCGGTTGCAGGTAGCCGTTCCAAAGATGGACCTGGCGCGTCTGCACAGTGAGTAGGTTGCCGAGATCGATAATCGACGGGTCGATCTGAACCCGGTTGTAGAACAACGCACCGAATCCGATCGAGAACGCGCCGTTACCACCGGAATTTAAGCGCGGTTCGTCGACAGGCTGCGTGCTCGTGCGAGAACCGATACGAATGCCCGTCGCCATCCACGGGGCGCCAAGCTGGAGCGAAATCGGTTCGTCAAGCCACGGTGCGCGACCTACACCCGAAGGGTACGCGATTATCGAAACAAGCAGACCGTCGTAGTTCGCCATCGATCACACTCGCCGATAGGCAATCGCGAACTCGCCGGATAGAGCGGCAAGCACCCCATTACCGCCAGTGCGCTGAGTGATCGGGAATATCTGCCAGTCGGTATTGATGATGTCCTTCGGGTTGATGTTCGGGGCGAACTTGCAAAACGCCACGTTTGGGAACGTAGCGCCGATCTGATACAAACTTGAAGCGGCTACGTACCGACGCATGATGCCGGGGAACAGCGGCGTTCTCTGCGTAGATACGTTGGGTGTGCGACGGATCAAACGACCGTAGAACGACGACTGAGCGTAGCTACCTTGGTCGCCGTCACCGACAAACATCCCGTGGAACGGCGCCTGGCCATATGCGGTGCACATCGCGAAGTCGGCTTGCGCATTCGCGTCCGCTGTTCTGAAATACGTACCGAGGTTTTGACTGACGGTCTGACTGATGTCAGGAAATGGGCAGCGCTGAAAGCCATCATTCCACGGCCTGAATATTACGTTTCCACCCGAGGTCGTCGTATTCTGATACCAACCCCCAGTCAGATACTCGCCACCTGCCCACCCGCCGATTTTCGTCATATTGCCGAACGAGAAGTGGTTGTAGATGCCGGCGGCAACTTCCAAGACAGCGTAGACGCATGTGCCGTCCGTGAAAAAATAATGCCCGACGAACGGCCCTGTGAAAGCCCAGGTGGACATCCCGGTCCAATACTGCTGTGTTGCTGCACCTCCCATGCTGCCGACTGTGGACGTGATCGAGCTCAACGCCATGCCAGCAGCCGCCGCGCCGTAGCTCATAGCAGCCATCAGTTCGTTGTTGTTCGCTGAGCGCGTCATGTTCCAAACGATAGAACCTTTCTGAATGCGCTGGATCGTTCGAGCGCCTGTGCCACTGGATGACGCGACGCTTCCGAGGTTGGTGAAGCCCGCATTCGTGACTGCGAACGTGACAAGCTGCGCGAGGAAATCGTCGAGGCTCGAGGCGACGCCTGATGCGTATGCCATTCTCAATTACTCCAATTTCAGGGCCGCATAAGCGCGACGATCGGTTCGGTAGACGCTTTGAAAAACGAAGTAGGTATCACTGCCGATGGTTATGGTGTCTTCTGCGGCGATACCGAAGCCCGGAAGAAAGAACACGCCGTCCAGTTCGCCATAGACGTTTCCGCCGCTATAACTCGAGTACAGAATCACAGGCAGAAGCGTGCGCGTACCGTCGTTGTTCTCGCGCAATTGAAGATCAGTTTCATACGGCCAGCTCAAGTTTGCGTCGGCACTCTGGCGTGAGTTCCCTGATCCGTTGCTGTAATTTGCGAACGTCAACCAAGCGCCATCGTTGTGGCGGAAGTATGCGTTTCCATCGGAGGGGTCGAAGAACCCGCCCACGTCGTGTGTTGAGGCTGACCAACGATCAGTTGTCGCGGATTCGTGCGAACCTGCGACATACAGCGGATAAGGAAACTCGCTCGGCGTCGCGTACGGCAGAATGAATCCTGCATAGAGCGACACGTAGACAGTCGAGACCTTCACAACAACGACGAAGCGGCGACCGTTCGCTACGAACCAGTACGGCATCGGGCTATCCCACAGCGCCATGCCGGCAATGCTACTGATGCCGGGTTGCAGATCATGGGCCAAGCTCGCGTTGTACGAGGTGAACCCTTGAATAGACCAGCCGAAAATATCGGAATCGGGGATTGAGCCCGAATAGAGGCGAACGTGGATCTGATCGAGTTCGGCTAAGCCTGGTCCACGCAGAAGAAAGTCCGTACCTGCGCCTGCCGTGCTGAGCACATCCCAGTTTTGATTTGCCGCGACCAGGCTGCTATCCGTGGTCAGGAACGCGATCATCTTTGTCATCAGATCTGCGCGGTTTGTCGCTGTGCCCGTTGAATACGCCATTTACATAGAACCCCGATTCTGTCGAACGATGTTGAGTACGGTGCGAACACCCTCGGCTGAGTTGAGACCTTCAGCGACGACGGCAGCTGCGTCGAACGTATTGACGATCTTGATGTCCTGCGCACGCTGAGACATGCCGCCGCCGTTCATCGCGTTGCGCGGATCATTGCGTGACAGGACTTCTTCGCCGGTTTGCAGGATCGTCGGCACTTCGTCGGATGCGAGACCTGGCATGCCGCCGTTGTGATAGCGACGCGCATTCGCGAACACCGCGGGGTCGACCTGCACCTTGCGGCTGTTCACAGCACCGACGATGCCGCCGAGATGGTTCTGACCGGCGGTCATGCTGCTCAGAAAACTAGCGGCACCAGCGGTGTAAGGGTTGCTCTTAAGCGCGTTAAGAATGATCTGCTGCAAGATCATCTTCGCGATCTGCCGCAGGAAGTCCGAAGCGAATTTCCGAAACTCTTGCCAGGCTGCTTTGAAACCTTCGCTGAGACTGCCAGTCTCGAGCGCAGCGTCGGCCGCAGCCAGGCCGACATCCGCGAGACCTTCCGCCCACTGTTCGAGGATCTGCGCCTGCGAGATCAACACGTCAGGGATGGTTGCCGCCGACGCTGCAATCTGGTCCATGCGGGCGGCGATCAGCTCGAGCGCGGCGCGCACCTCCGGGTCTTTCACGGAGGCGATCATGTCGCGCACGGCTTGAGCACCAGCGACGATGCCCGGTGCCGCGGTATTTTGAATCTCCGCGATCTGCTTCCGTGCTTCGAGTTCTGTGATCAGGCCGGCTTGCTGGCGAGCGTTAACCGCTTCGATCTGTGCGTCGCGGATCTCGACCAGGCGGTTTACTTCTTCCTCTTTTTTACGGACATCCTCGATCGACTTCTCACGTTCTTCGGCGATCAGCTTCTGCCGCTCGGCCGCTTTGCGCAGCTCGATCAGTTCGTCGATCTTCACCAGGCCGCTTAGTGCTTCGCTGCCGCCGAGTTTGTCCAGCTTGACGAACAGGTCGCGGTATTCACGCTCGATCAGCGCGAGTTTTTCTTCGATCGTCTTCGCCTTCTGCTCGGCGATCGAGTCGTCGATCTTGGCGATTTCCTTAGCGACATCCTCTTCGAGTTTCGCGCGCTCTTTGGCGGCTTTCTCAGCAGCCTTCTTCGCCTCTTTATCGCCGGCATCGCGCAGTGTTTTGATTTTATCGAGCAGTTCCTTTTCGCGATTAGGATCGAGCCCGCTCGGCGACGGGGCATTCTTGTCGACCCTCTGCTTCGCAGCAGCAGGTTGTTCCTTCTGATTTTTCCTTGCCTGCTCGGCGTACTCGACATCGAAGCTGTCTTTGATCAACCCTTGAATGCGACCGAGCTCTTCCTGAATTTCCTGCCGCAGTTGTTTCGTACGCTCGCCAAAGCCGACGATCTTCTTCTCTGCGAGTCCGGTCACTTTGGTCGCAAGGCTATCGGCGAATTCGTCGAGGCCGAAAGAGCGAGCCGCTTCAACCACGAACTCGCCGATCTCCTTCATGATTTTGACGACGATGTTGTACAGCGCGGTGAACATGTCTTTCACGCCGCCAACATACTCGGTGAGGACCACCTTCCTTGCCCCATTGATGGCGGTCCACATGTAATCGAAAATGCCGATCAACCCATTCGCAGCACCGCGCACCGCAGGGAATTCATCGCGCAGCCAGGAGCCGAACGAGAAACCAGCGGCACCGGCCGCAGCTGCGGCGCCGACACGAGTGAGTGCAGCTGCGGTTGCCGGCGAAGCGGCTTGCAAGGCTTTAAATCCGACGACCAGCTCGTTCACCTGACCAACGAACGCAAGGATTCGCGTCGCTGCGTAGACGGCCGCGAAACCCTTCAATGCAGTCTTCACGCCGTCGATGTTGTCGAGCAGGAACACGAACCCTTTCGCGAGCGCGGTCAGCCCTTCACCGAGACCTTCGGCCAGCTTCTTGCCGTCGTCCGACTTCATGAACTCGGTCAGCTTGCGAACGGCGTTGGTGAATTCTTCGAGGAAGCCGCTGTCGGCCACGGCGAGCTTCAGGTCGTAGATTGCCGTTTCGAAGCGAGCCATCTCGCTTGCCGCTGTACCCGTCGCATCGGCGAGCTGCGGGGCCACCTTGCTGCGGAACTGATTCGCGAACAACAACATCATCTCGGAAGAGACTTGCCCTTCCTTCATCCAATCGCCGAGTTCCGCCGTCGTCGCGCCGACTGATTTCGCAAACTCGTAGAACGCGCCGGTCAGACGATCGCCCAACTGGCCGCGCAGTTCTTCCGCCTGCACCGAACCTTTGCTGAAGATCTGCTCGATGGCTTTGAACACGCCGTCGAGTTCGTCTTTGGTCAGGTTGTAGACCTTGCCGACTTCAGCGAACGACTCGAAGACGAATCGCGTTTCTTGCAGATTCAGACCAGCGGCTTGCGCGGCGAGCGAGATCTTCGCGTACTGCTCGGCGACCTGCGGTAAGGCGATGCCGAGTCGTTCCGCCTGCGCACGCGCGTACTCCATCTGCGCGCCAACCTGGTCGGCACCGAACGCGGTGGACAGGCGTGCATTCGACGCTGCGCGCTGCTGGACGGCATCGAGCACGCTGCTGACACCCTCGATCGCCGCGTACAGACCCACGTACGTCGTGGTGAGTGCGAGCACTTCGCCGCGCAGGCGCTGCGTCAGCGACAACGTCGTGCGCTGGCCGCTCGTGAGCAACTGCCAGGCCGACTTACCTTTGCCTGACTCGTTGTTCATCCGGCTCACGCCGGCTGCCAGGTCGTTCGAAGTCTTCGTCGCTCGCTGTGCGACGTTCTGCAATCGCGAGATCTCGCTGGCCAGGTTGCGCACGTTGACGCCGGCAGCGCTGAGATCACCTTTCAGCTTCGCCGTTGCCGCCGCGAATGTTTGATACCGGCGCTCGGCAGCGGCGAGGCGGGCTTCAGCCTCGCGTAGCGACGCGACCAGTTGATCGTTCGGGGCGTCGGCTGCCTGCACGGCGCGGGCGTACTGCAAGACCTCGTTGCGCGCCTGGCGCAGTTCAACCGCGGCGCCGGCTGCGGCCGACCGGGTGTTGGCGAAACGATCGGCCAAGGTGGCGATCGAGGCTGCACCGCTTTGTGCGCGAGAAAGTTGCTGCAACTCGGCCCGCACATCGACCGTCGACTTCCCGGTCTTTTCCATCTCGGCCGCGAACTGCGCCTGCGCACGAACGCCGCCGGCAACGGCTGACTCGAGACCGTCGAGCGTCTTGACCAGGACGGATGTCGGATCGACCACCTGGCGCACGGAGTCGCCCGCTTTCGAGTTGGCCACGGCCAGCTCGTCGATCGCGTGAGCGGCACGGCCCACCGACTTCGCAGACCGCTCGGATTCGACGCCGAGATCTCGGAATTCTTTGAGCAGGCTCGCGTCGGCCGCGGACTTCGCTTCGGCGGATTCCTTCGCCTCGAGCGCTTGGGTCCAGAAGCGAACGTACTCGGATGCCTTCCTGAGATCCGCAGCGCCGTCGAGCTCCTTGCGGAACGCCGCGGTATCGGCGGCACGACGCTCGACAGCTTCTTTCTCTTCGAGGGCGCCGGTCCACCAGCGGACGTACTCGGCGGCTTTCCTGAGATCCGCAGCGCCATCGAGCTCCTTGCGGAACGCCTCGGCAGCGGAGGTACGACGCTCGACCTCTTCCTTCGCTTCGAGGGCGTCCGTCCACCAGCGCACGTACTCGGAGGCTCGCACCAACTTAGCGGCATCAGCGGCCTGCTTCTCGAAGGTGTCTTGCCCGGCCGACTGCTGGACCTTCTTCAGATCCGCGTCGATGGTGTCCAGCGCGCGGTCCTGGCGCTCGAGTGCGGCATTCGCCTGAGTGACGGCTGCGGCGATCCGCGCCTGAGCGGCGCCGACCTGGTCAGCGGCTATGCCATATTCGGCTAGTTTGGCGGTTGTGCGGGCGACTCGGTCTTCGGCCTTCTGCTGAGCACGCTCGGCTGCAACGACCGATCTGGCGAGCTTATCTAGGGCGATTTGCTGCTTCTTCGTGACCGTCTCGACGCCGGCCAGGGATTTCGTGTACTCGTCCTGCGCCTTGCGCGCGGCAGCGGCGCGCGTCGATGCTTCGGCGAGTGCTCGAGACTGGGTTTCGAAGACCTTGGTGAGATTGCTCTGACCGATCAGCGCGCGGGCGGCTTTCTCGAGCTTCTGGTACGAGGCTTCAAGTTCCTTGGCCGACGCCTCGCCGCGTTTGGCGGCATCCTGCTGCTTCGACTGTGCGTCGCTGAGTTCGTTGAGCGTGTCGACGAGTTGATCGAGGGTCTTCTGGCTGTAGTCCCTCGCGCGGATTCGTAACTCGATGTCTTTTGATTCGTCAGCCACGTCACCACTCTCGCGTCAGGTAGCGACTCAGTACCCCATGAGCCGCTTAATCGTTTTCTGAAATTGTTTGCCGGCCTTCTTGTCGATCGCCGCGCCTATTGCGAGCTGGATCAAGGTGGCTTCCGATCCGAGTTGTGCGTTGAGGCGTTCGATGATGATGTTCGCTTCTTCCCACAACCGATAAATCGGGTAGAACCTCGCGTCACCGTGCCCATTCGCGAGCAGCAGCGACACGTCCTTCCTCAAGCCTTCATACCAGCCAATGCGGCTGTCGCGCCTTCCACTGCTGGCTTCGCTGATTTCCGCATCATCACCATCAGCTCGATCACCGAAGCCAGGAACTTTTTTATTGAGTCGTCTCCGGTGAATGTGAGTTTGCAGATCGCGAGAATGGCGTCGAGCTGCACGGACAGGCTGAGCCCGGCGAAGGTGGCAACCTGGTCAGGCTCGTCGGCGCAGTACGCGACGACCTTCGCAACCAGGTGCGGCATCTCCATCACGAGCGTCGAGAGCGAGCCGATGAGGTCCGCTTCGCTCGAAGTCTTCGTTTCGGGATGCAAGGATTCTTCGAGAAATTGAATCGCGCGATCGAGTTCGCCGCGCTGACCTTCGACCATGATGCGATTGATCACGTCGAAGTTAATGGCGCGAACCTCGAATTCGCCGCCGTTGAATCGGATAGTTTCACGCTGAACGACGATGTCTTTAAGTGCCATGACGACCTATCTCGGAATGTGAAAAGGGGCAACGCCCGTTGCCCCTTTGCTTGGCGCTTACGCGATCTCGAACACAGCGGGTTATGCGTCGATCGCTTCGACGTACACGCGCTCGGTCGTCGCATCCTTTTTCAAGAACTCGATCGAGAACGACATCGTTTGCCAGTCGTCGCCTTTCAGCGCGTAGTCGCCATTGCTGGTCAGCTTCACATACGGCCAGAAATAGTTGCGCTGATTGCCGACCGGGTTCTTCGAGAGGAAGCGCAGTGCTCCGCGGACCTCCTGACCTTTACCTACGATCAATGTGCGCGAACCGGCCGCAACGCCGTAGGTGACGGTGAGCTCGTCTTCTTCTTCTACGCCAGGCGCATCGGGCTCGATGTAGACGCGGCCATTCTCTAAGTCGTACTCGAAGTTGCCGGATGCAGTCACGGGTGTTGGCATACCCCCGACGATTTTCGTGATCGTCGTGATGGTGATGTTCCGCGCGCCGTTCGGCGTGGTGGGGCTCGCACCGATCTGGAAGAAGCGACCGAGCTTCGCAGTGATCACCTGCGTCTGGCCGGACGCCGATGCGATCGTGAGCTGTTCGAGATCGCCGCCGAACCATTCGGCGATGTTCTCTGCCGAGATGTTGTCGGTGGTGAACTGGCCCGTCAGCGACGTTTCGATCGTCACCGACTCGTCCTTCACGTTCAGACCCTCGTCGCTGTCGAAATGATCCAGCGTTTCCGAGTCGGCCGAAGTTGTCAGCTCGGGGGTGTTACCGAGATAGCGTTCACCCTCGCCGGTCACTTGACCCGCGGGGAACTTGTCGAAAAAGAGTCGGCCTTTGCCAACGATATATTCCTTGCCCGGACCTGCCATGATTGCGGTTCCTCTAAAGTTAAAGTTTCAACCGTTTGTTGAACGAGTCAACTGTTTGTTGATTAGGCCGCAGTATACGGCCGACCTGTCTCGACTGCGACCCCCAACCTGATCGGCAGGAAGAAATAAGCCGAGGCCGAAACTCTGTCCTCCGGGGGGCGTACCACCGGAGGTGCAATTTCCAGGCTGCTGATCAGCCCGCCGAGCATCCATTCCTGCGGATACAGCGGCGAGCCGGTCTCGCTCCTGGTTGCGTTGATCCTGGCCAGTTGCATCTCTACTTCGGCGCAAAGGTGATACGCAGAGTCGGAAGGATTTGTCTTGTCGTCATCCGACGTGCCCTGGATCAGCAACGTCCACTGGTCATGACGCAGCTCTTTCCGCTCGCCGCCGAAGAGAGCCACGTCGGGGCGAGGCGCTTCGATGATCGAGATCATCGGGTTGGGCGGCCGCTCGGCGCCGATGATCGACCGACCGCGGAAAACCGCCTCGCTCAAGTCGCTCTCATAACCGTTGGTGGGCGTGATCTTCTTCAGGTGATCGCACAGTGCAATCAGCACGGCGAGACGCTTCGGCATTGGCATCACAGCAACCTATCGAATTGACGGAAGAACTCGTCGGCCAGCTTCTGCCCCACAGCAGGGGAGATGTCGCTGGCCACCTCACGGAAGATCTGATCGACCGAAGGGCCGTACAGCAGCGCGATCACACCGGGCACCAGCCAGGAGCTGTGCGCGCTGTATTTCCCCTGTATCGATTCACCGGGGTTCACGCGCAGCGCCAGCCCGATGTTGTAATTGTCTTCGTCCTTGCTCGCGCCGGTATTCAACTTCACCAGCCAGGCGCGGCGCAGATGGACGGAAGATCCGCGCTTCACCTGCACGCGCACACCGTTCTTCATCTGGTTGCCGACCGGCTGACCCTGCGCGAATCGCGCCAGGCTGGTCGCTCGCTTGCGCGCCACGATGATCGCCTCGAGGTCGCCGCCAGTTGCCTTCTTGGAGACGTAAAGACGGTCGCCGGAAAGATAGCCTTTTGGAAAAGCCACGTCGTCGTATATCGCGTCCTGCGCCATTTTCATCGCATCGCGCTGCGTGACCTGGTTGATCGCCAGGAGCGCAGCTTTCTGCGCGACTTCCGGAACGCGCCGGAAATACGACTCGGCGTCCTTGAGACCTTCGATGTCGACGAATGTCGTCGTCACGTCCGTTTCCCGACGAGCCAAATTTCTTCGATCGGGCCGACCTGTGGCTCTTTCGCAGACAGCACCAGCACAGCGCCTTCAAATGCCGGGTGCGTCAACGTCACCTCACCGCCGGCCTTCAACACAACACCCTGCGCCTCGAGCTGCGGGATGTTGAAGATGACGCGATCGATACCTTCGATGTATTCCGCCAGGCCGAGTTCGTCGGCGCTGTTGAAACGATTGATCTTGTTATGCCAGCGAACAGTCAGCTCCGCAGGCATAACAAGATCCTCGTCGATGTAGTCGGCCGGAACCGCCAGAGCGTCGTGCAACGCCTGGCGGCTACGTGACTTCAATGCAGCGAAGTCAAATGCCATTACAGCTCGTCCGATTTCTCGGATTTGCCAGCTTTGCCGCCTTTGCCGCCGGTCTTTTTGTCTGTGGGATCGCCCTTCACAGGCTCGTCGTCGACCATGTCGATCGGCACATCGCCGTCGACCGGCATGGCGTCTTCGTTGACGACGTGGCGAATCGCCTTCGGATTGGCCTGCTTGATGTCGGCCAGTTCGTCTTCCGTGAACATGAAGGGTTCACCGACCTTCGGGATGACCTGCTTGCCTTCGCGGTGCAGGACGATGCTTTGAACGGGAATGCGCTTCGGCATGATCTGTGTCTCCTAACAAATTCGATTTTTGAAAAAGCGGCGACGCCCGTAGCGGCGCGTCGCCAGTTCGATCAGTTCACGCGGATGCGGAACGTAGCGTTCGGCTCACCCGGCACCATGAGCGGCGAGCTCTGCGACAGGATGTACTCGACATACGGATCGTTCTCTTCCCAGTTCTTCATGAAGACCGGGAGCGCCTTGTAGCCCGCATGACCATCCATGATTGCGCCGTAGCAGCGCACGCCATCGACAGCACCGACACCAACCACGTCGTAGCTGTTGAGGAACGGCTGCTCGTTGCCATCGTCGTCTTCGTAGCTGCCGTTGTAGACCCAGCACTCGAAGCTCGCGCCGTTGGAGCCGGTGAATCGACCCGCCAGCTCTGCGCCTTCGTAGCCGTTGAGCATGCGGGTGATGTCGGTATCCGAGCCGCGGAAGTTACGATCGAGCAGGCTGCCGGTGGTCGGGTTGTTGAGACCCAGGCGTTCGACGAACAGATCCCAGGCGTCGACACCGAAGATCAAGCGATTCGCGACCAGGCCGGACAGCTTGTTCACGTTGCGCCGTGCGGCAAGGATGTTCGTCAGCGGAGCACCCGTGTTCTGGCTCCAACGTGCGCCGCCGGTCAGGGTGTACGTCAGACTCGGGTCGCGACCGAAGTCGACTTCCTTCGTCGGATAGTCCTCGCCCGCGATGGTCACGCGACCATTGATAATGGCATGTGCCGCCAGCCACTCTTCGCGGTTCGCGATGCGGGTCTTCTGCTCTTTGACTTCCTCGGCGATCACCGCCAGGCGGCGCTGCGCGTTGGACATCGGCTGATACATCGTCTCGCCGACCTGGCGCACGATCACCTTGGTCGGATCGATGACCGACTTCGGCTTCACGTACGCCGGGGAGAAGCGCTGCATGCGCGAGCCCTGCGTCGTGATGACACGACCTTGCACGTTCGGCGCAACGAACGGTGCGAGCTTCTTGTACCGGCGATTGACCTCTTCGAAGTCGATGTACGGGGTTTCGAACGCCAACGTCCGGCCGAAGAAATTCAGCCAGAAGGGTGCGATCACCTGTTGCTTTTGGCGAACCGCGAGAAGGGTCGCCAGATCGAGCGGAGTGAACATGATTGCGTGAGCTCCTTGATTGTCTCGTTTGAAGGCGACTGATTAGATCGTCTTGCTGATTTTGATGGTGGACAACGCAGCGAAAACTGCTCGCGCCTGCGTCAACGTCGGCTGAGTCGCCTGGATCGTGAAGGTGTCGCCGACAACAAAGTCAGTCGAGCCGTCCGCGATCGTGAACGCGACCGATCCGTTGTTGTAAGCAGAGCCGACCGTCGCATTCGCCTTCGCGCCGGACACGGAACCGACGACGGAGAAAGTGCCGCCGTTAGCCGCTGCGGTGATCAGCGTAAGCGTCCAGGTTTCGGCCGGGGCGCCTGCGTTGACGGTCAGGCTGCCGACAGTACCGTTGCCCGTGTTGTCACCATCGGCGACTGCTGCGCTCACGAGCGCGGGGAACACCAGCGCCTTGTGATTGAAATCGCCGCCTGTGTAATACGGAGCCCACGCGCCAGGGTAGGCGATCGTGTCGAGCTCGTCGGCAAGAATGCCGACTGCTTTCTCCGAACCATCGTTGCCTGCCGCGTTGTACCGGACGATCTTGTCAGCGACGAGCGCGATGACCGCGTACTGCGGCAGCTTGATGCTCGTGGCACCTTGCGCACGGTTCGTCGTGATGGGCGCCTCACCTGCGAAAAGTTGTACCGCGACCGGGAGTTCCAGCGTCTCGCTGCCGGCCAGGATCGGTTTGTTCATTGTCGATCTCCTGATTAATGAAAATGTTTTGCCGGTTGCGGCAGGTTAGTGTTTGACGCCCGTGGCCATCGACTGCGCGGCCAGGATCTGCGACGCCATGTTTTCGCCGCCGTCGCCGTTCTCGCCACCCTTGGCGCCGGCATCCACGCCGACCTCCGGGTGTTTGCCACCGTCCATTGCTTCCTTGAACGGATTGGCCGCAGCGGCAGGCGCGGGTGCCGCTTCTTGAGCGGATGCCGCAAGAACAGCCTTGGCAGCGTCCACCGACATATCAGTGCTCAGCGCCAGGTGGCTCGCCAACTTCTCGCGGCCTTTGGCTTCCTCGCATTGAGTGATGCCGGCGATGCGGGTGCGCTCAGCGGTGCGCGCATCAGCAGCAGCCTGTTGATTCGCAGCAGCTTGATCGGCTGCGGCTTTGTCGGCAGCAGCTTTATCGGCGGCTCCCGGCTCGTTTACTTTGGGGTCCATACTCATTTCCTCGGTTGATGTCGAGCCGGAAAGCTCGGTGAAAAACGCCTGCACCGCCTCGGTCGGCGTTGCGATAGCGTCGACAAGACCGAGGGCAACTGCGTCCTCGGCGCGATAGATGCGAGCTTCGGTGTCGTGCACCGCCTGCGCATCCATGTTTCGGTTCTCGGCGACCAGGGCGACGAACGCTGCGCGCGATTTGTCGACGCCTTTCTGGATGTCGGCACGCACTTCCTTCGACAGCTTCTCGAAGGGGTTGCCGTCGACCTTGTGATCGCCGGAATGAATCAGGGTGACTTCGAGACCCCACTGTTCCAGCATGGGGCCTTGGTTGACGTGCATGGCGACTACGCCGATGCTGCCCGCGCCGCCGCTTGGCGTGATGACGAGCCGACTGCACGCAGATCCGATCGCATAGCACGCGCTGTAGCAGTTCGAATCAATCACGCCGAGAATGGGTTTCTGGTCACGCGCGGCGCGGATGTCCGTGCTCAGCTCGAAAACACCCGCAGCTTCACCACCATAACTATTCAGATCGAGGATGATCCCCTTTACATCGTCGTCGGCCAGGGCCAGGTTGATCTGAGACCGAATGAAGTTGTAACCAGTGACCCATCCCCAACTGCCGCCGAAACGATTAATCAGGGAGCCCGACACCGGGATGATCGCCATGCCTTCTGCAAACGCGAAGGGCTTGCGCTGCTCGCTCGTCGAGTAGCCGTATGCAGCACACAGATCGGAACGACGCTCGTCGAAACGCTCGGCTTCAACCTTTGCATCAGCCAAGGCCATCTGCCGCAGGTCAGCGGCCAGGGTGTTGCAGTGGGTCGATATAGCGACCTCGCGCATATTCATTCGCGCCAGCGCGGCGCGTGCGATCTGCTCGCTCATTTCTCGGCTCCTTTTTTCGAACCGTCGTCGTCAGCATCATCGTCGTCGGTCATTGTCTGTTGACGGTCGTTCTGGCCCGGCTTGGTCGCGTTGAGATCGATCACGAGACCGAGGTCTTTCAGCATGCGGTCTTCACGCGCACGCTGTTTGAAGATGCGGCGGAAGTCCTCACCGAGCCGCGCGCACTCGATCTCGTACGTCGACAGGCCGGATTTGATCCGCATGATCGCGCTCTGAGTTTCTTTGAGCTCGTCGATCTGTCCGCGGCTCGCGCCGATCCATGAGCTCGCGGTCAGCGCCTCACGCATGACCGGGTCATAGAAGATGTCTTTCGTCTTGCCCGGCGGCAGCGGCAGATTGCCGGCGTTGAGTTCTTCTTCCATCCACAGCACGTAAACGATCTTCGCCAGCTTATCGGCGACAACCTTCTTGCGGCCCTGCATGTACTTCCACGTCTCGCCCATGCTGGCGCGGGCCGAGCTGTAATTCGTTTTCGAGTAGTCGCGGCTGAATTGCTCGTACGACAAACCCAGCGCCGCGGCGGTATGGCGCAGCAAGGATTCTTCGAACTCCGTGCCCACGCCGCCCGGCGTTCCCATCTGATGCAGATTGAGTTTCGTGCCGGGGAACAGGTGCGGCATTTTCACGCCGTCGATCGCGATGTTGTCGGACCCTTTGACGTACTCCGTCAGCGCGGTCATGTACTGATTCAACATCTCGGCGAAGCCGGCCTGGCCAGCGCCCATCGCGCCGAACACCATTTCCTTCGGCAGCTCAGACTCGATCGCCGCGGCGTACGTTGCATTCACAACCGCGTTCTGAAGCACGATGTCTTGAAACTTCCGCGTCATCCGCATCTGCTTCAACACGGAAACCATGTCGGCGATGCCGCGCGTCTGATCCGGCTGAAGCTGCTCGACGATGTGGATGACCTGCAAGCGACCCCAAGGCTTCGTCGCCGGGATGTTTTTCCAGTACCACGAAGTCTCGTCGTATATCTCGGAAGGGTGCGCGCTGCGAATCCAATAGGATTGCGAGGCGCCGTAGACATCACGTACAACGCCACGACGCAGGAAGCGATCGTCCGATGCGAAGTCGGGGTTACTCAGGCGCGCAGGCGCGATCATCTGGATCGCGGTACGGAACGGACGCATCTGCTTGCGGACCCACTCAACGGTCGCGAGCACTTCGCCGGTCATCATGAAGCCGCCGATCGCCAAGCGGATCATCTCGGTGAGCGTGTTCCGGCGAGACGCATCGAACCAGGCATCGGGGCTATCGGCCAGGAGGTTAAAGCGGGACTCCGTGACCTTCTGGAATTCCTCGGCCCACGCTTCGTCGGCGCCGAGGATTTCGAAGTCGGGCTGCGCGTTTACGCGGTACTGCGAACCGACGATGCTGTCCCGGTGCGTCTGGATCGCGCCGAGCGCGTATCCATCGTTCTGGACGGAGTCACGGCCGCGCGCATCGGCCATATCCTTGTTCGGGTTTATCTGCTGGTCCGGCGAAATGATCGGCGGCGTCCAGGTGAACAGTTCGCGCGATGTGCGATCAGCACCCTCGATCCCGCCACCAAGAGCCAGTTTCTGCACCGTAGTTACTTCAACTTTCGACGAGGCGCCCACTTAGAAGATGAATCCCGCAGGTCCGTTGGAAGGTGCGCCACAGGGCGGCATGCCCAGGCGTTCGAGTTCGAGGATGTACTGGTACAGCCGGCCGGCATTCGCAGCGGCAAACTCGACGCGCTCGCCGTTCTGGTCAACGAAGACGCGAGCCATCGTTCCGGTCGCGAGCTGGTGATACGCAGCACGCGCTTCGGTCAGTTTCGTTTGCACTTCCTGCGGGCTCATCGCCATTTACAGACTCTCAAGGTCGTCAACCGTTTGTGGAAGCAGTCACCCGTTTGTGGACTTTTAGGCTAAGGCTTTCCCGAATTTTGCGAAATCATAGTTCCCTTCGGCAGTGCCTGTAAACCTGCGCCCCTCTTCGGGGGTGCGGACCAGGTCGTTCTGATCCCACGGCGCTGCCCACCGGGGCGGGTTCAACCAGTCGATATGCTCGATACGAATCAGCTCAGAAACGCATAGCCCGATGCAGTAATAGCTCAAATCCCAGGCTTCGTTTCGGGCGCTGCTGGTGTGCTCCCAACCCTTCGGCGTACGCACCTCGCTGCACAGCTCGCCGTAGAACGAGTCGGACAACCAGTCCGGCGTCCGGTACATCCCCTTCGCCGGCTCGATGCAGTCCAAGCGGCCGTTGAGGTCGTCTTTCAGCATGTTGGAGTTCAGGAGAAGCAGCGGGATGTCGCCTCGAGCGCCGGCCTTCGAATCCTTCCGGCTGCTGTCCGGGTAGCTGATGCGCGTGCGCGGCTGGTTCGGTACGTGGTCGCCCTTCAGCAAGATAAACCTGCGATGCTTGTTGCTCTCGCGCAGTTTGCGATAGAAGTTGTACGCCATCGTGGTCGCACCCTTCTTACCGCCGGAGTCACAGCCCACCATCTTGATCTGCATCACGCGGCCCGAATCGTCATCGAGCGGATATTCCTTCTCGATGACATGCTCGACCAGTTCGTCCCAGTCCTCGAGATAGGTGGCGGGCTTCACCCACAGCGCATTGTCATCATCATCGGTGCGCTTAGAGTTACGGACCTCGTAGCGGTCGATGACGACCGTGTCGAACGGCTGGCCAGGCAGGATGCCGAACACCTGCACCACGAACCAGTTGTTTTGCACATCGACCGTGGCAACGAGGAAACGCACGTCTGCCGGAACCTTTCGCTCTTCCAACTTCTCAGCGCGAGCCTTCAGCGTTTCAGGGAGACGCATTTCTTGCAGAGCTTTCGGATAGTACGGCTCGCCGAGATCGTTGTTGTAGAATTTCTTCAGCGCTTCTTCTGAACCATTGCGGCTATACGCATCCATCGCGTCGAGATACAGGGCAACCAGCTTCTTCCAATTCGTGAATGCAGCAGCGACACCGCGCAACCAGAACGAAGCGATCAGCGTCCGCGGCTTCGGGCCGAATAGTCGACCATGTTTGTCGACAGCCTGGCCGTCGCGGACCCATATACCCCAACGCTGCATTTCCTCGCGATCGTCTGGATGGATCTTGTGCGCGCAGTGCGGGCACACCATGCGAACCGTGTCAGCGCGATCGAGGTTCGTCGCACCATGCCAGTCGTCATAGGTCAGCATTTCGAACCGACCTTCGAAGTACAGCTGGCAGATCGGACACGCCCAGTACCATCGACGACGATCACCCCTGTTATACAGGGACAGGATGCCCCCTGCCGGTGGTGCCTCGTGCAGCGTCTGCGGAATCCACTTTAAGTTTTCAACGCCGCGGCTCGGCGAGGACTCGGCCACGGTCATCGCATAAGAGCCGAACGTGGTGTTCCGCTTCGAGGCAAGGTCGAACACTTCCCCGTCGCCACCAATATCGTCGTCCATGCGGTCGCGGTCGGTGATAACCACGCGCGCAATCGGTTTGCCGGCAAGCGTGCTCGGCGTCGGCCATGTTAGCGAGAGCAGCATGCCGTTGACGTAGGTTTTGTCGAACGTGTTGTCGTGGTCGGCGCCAGGCACCAACATCACACCGACCTCTTCGCTGTGCCGGTTTAGGCGATCGATACGCCGCATTGAGAAGTCGCGCGACTCGCTCATCGACGGCGACACGATCATCATGTCGAGCGGGTCGACCTTTACAGCGTAGACGACAGCGTTAATGATCAAGCTGTCGGTCTTGCCACTCTGCGCAGGCCCCACGAATATCAGCCCGGTGAATTCCGGGGACGCGAACGTGTCCATCGGCTCGACCATGTACGACACCGTGTCGTTCAACCAGGGGCCGACGTAGGCGCCCGGCTGATTCACATAGCGATATTTTTCCGCGGCCTGGGAAACCGAGATGCGTTCTGGCGGTTCGATAAGATCCGCCAGGGCGACGATAATATCGCCGACCGTTCTATAACTCGTCGTCTTCAACTTCAGCAACCGTCAGATCTTGTCCGAAAGTTTTGATGACCTGTGCGCGCAGGTCGCGCAACATTCCATCCATCTGCGTAGTGATGATTGCCCGCTGGCGATCGGTCAGCTCGACCTGGCGCTCAACGGTGTCTCGCGTCAACTTCGCGCTCATTGCCACGAGCTTCATCAGCTCGCCGACATTCTTTACAACCTCGGAGGTGGGCCACAGGTCGCCGGCCTTCAGCAGATATTCCTGCTTCGACCGCTGACCTGCCCAAAATTCCTTCGTGAGCATCTTCGGCAGATCAGCGTGATTCATCCGCTTGATGTACGTCTCGATGTCCTGAATCGGCTTCACAAGGTAGGGAGCGACCTCGTGAATTAAATAGGTTTCACCTTTGCCGCGCTTTCCTGACGGCGATACGCCGTGCAGTTTTTCTACGAGAACGCGGTGATCCATATGGAAGATGCGACCCAACTCCGACAGGTTGCAACCTTCGAAGATCATCGCGCGGCTTTCCTGGTCAAGACTGTCTGAGCGCGCTGCCATAGGCATGTTCCTCTTTGAGATCGCTCAACACTTCCGGCGCGAGCAGCAGCAGCGCTTGAACGTGATTGCGATGATAGTCAGGGAGTTCGCGGCTGCCGGAGCGATAGGCCGCATAGGTGGGATAGGCGATGCCGATCAGTCTCGCGGCGTACGTCGGCCCGAGATCCACGCGGGACTCGAAGTCGATCAGCACCTTGTTCTTCGTCTTAATCGCCATATATTCATTGAATATATCGCGAAACCGCCACGCACAGGAAGAGGCAGCGCAGCATAAACCGCAATGAATCAATAAACGGTTGAATTTTTAGGCAAGGGAAATGCTGGGGCGGCAGACCGTCATGATCGCCACCCCGGTCCCTGTGTCGGCGCGAGGAAGTGCGCCGACAGCCCGGAAAAACATACTGAACGATCTATTGCCAGGTCAAATCAATGAAAGATCGAATCCGCGGCCAGGTGTCGCTACCTGTTGTATATTTCTCACTTTCCGCGCGATTGAAGCCCACGACGACAGATCCACCCTTGCGGGCTTTGTGCTCTTGGATCTTCGAGAGCTGCATGTCAAGGAAGTGGTATCTACCTACGCCGGCAGGGACGACGGCGATGGTCCGCACCTCTTCGTATTCTTTTGGCAGGATCGCTTCGTAGCGGTGTTTGGAAACTTCACGAGCGAGAGATACATAAATAGGATAAATCGCACCTCGCAAAGTGCAATAAAAATCGACGTATTCCCTGCGGGAGTCATTCTTTGAAGGCGCTCCGCAGTGGCCACCTTCCAGGGTTATCAAACCCCAAACCAATTGAACAGCACCATCGGCTCGGTTCGCATGAATCCTGCGCTCGGAGCGAGAAATTTCTGCCTGTATGCCAAACGCCAACCATGTCTGATCGCATTCGAGAAGGTCAGCAAGTTTTGACATCAGCCCGTGTTTCGGGACCGACACCCCCTTGAACCATTTGCTGACCGACTCCTTCGTCACATCGAGCTTATCGGCAATGTACGTTTGCCGCCCGTGGTGTGGCTCCGGAACCAGCTTCGAAAGGTCGCACGCCTGGTTGAGCCGCTGAACGAACAGTCTTCTAAATTCCGCTGTTGAACCCATTCGACTACTTCCTGAAAGGGTGTGTCGGCGGACTGTAACACTTTCAACCGTTTGTGGAAACTATCGTTAAGTTAAGTCCTTCAGGCGGCGTTCTGTAGGGATTTCTGGCTCCGATGACGCCGGATCAGGCGTTTCAGGATTGAAAATAGTCGATCCTGAGCGTCTTCCTTGTCCGACAAGCACTGCCACACGAACTCGTCGAGCGTGCCGCTCGATATCAACAATTGCACAACAACGACGGCGGTTTGCCCCTGGCGCGCAAGTCGACCGATGAATTGCAGGTAGAGCTCTAACGACCAGGGCAAGTCGAAGAACACGATGTTGTGACCACCCTGCTGCAAGTTCAGACCGTGACCGCCGGACTGCGGGTGCATCAACAGCATCGGTATTTTTCGAGCGTTCCACTTCTTGATGACCTTGCCTTCCTTGTCCATCACCACCGCTTTCGGGAACGCTTTTTTCAGCCGATCGAGCGATGCTTTGTGATGATAGCCAACCAGGATAGGCTCGCCCTGAGACTCTTCGACGATCTGCTTCAACATATCGATCTTGTGATCGTGAAGATGGTGGATGCGCTTAACCTTCTTCATGTCGTCGGTGTCGACATCAACATCGAAGTAGGTCTCGTACAACACACCGGACGCCATCTGAAGCAATTTTTGCGACAACGCCGCCGCTGTCTCAGCTTCGACTTCCGTGCCGTCAGGCAGCGTGACAACGAACTCGGTTTCCATCTCCTTGTAGAGAGCCATCTGCTGCTCCGACAAATGGACGGGCCGCGGCACGATGACCGGCTTCTCGAGATCGAGATAGTCTTCGACCTTCATCACCAGGCAGATGTCGCTGATCAATTCGAGAATTTTTTCTTCAGAACCAGATCGCAGGGTGTACTTCCTCGAATATTGGTTGTAATCGAAGTATTCCTTGCGGTAACTCGTGATGTTCTTACCGAGGCGTTCACCACGATCGAGCAACCAGATCTGCGGAAACAGATGTTCGTACGATTCGGCCGCAGGTGTCGCAGTCAGCAAGTGCATCCGAGTTATTAGACCGTCCGTGTTTCTAATCTTCTTTATAGCGTTAAATCGGGCAGAATTGTGATCTTTGAAACTGCTCGACTCGTCGATGATTACCGTGCGATACGGCCACTTGCCCTTCCAGAAATTGCACAGCCATTCGAGCCAGTCGCGACTGATGATATGGATCGGCTTGCGACTCACGGCCGCATCGCGCCGAATGCGCTCACCCTCCGCAGTCTCAGCCCGACCGATCATTTTGTTGATGTCGGCTGTGCTAAGACCTTCCGTCCGACCGTACGCTCGAGCTCGGTCACGCGCATCCTTCAATCGGGGGTCGTCGTCCATCGCGTGAATCAACGAATACGTGAACGGCGCGGTGTGCTCCCACGATGCGATTTCAGTCGGCCAGGTCTCAGTCGCCACGCGAAGCGGTCCTACGACAAGGACAGGGTCGTCAGTGTCGAAGTCCGATAGCAGATCGACGATCACCGTCAGGCTGCTGATAGTCTTACCTAAGCCCATGTCGATGAAGAGCGCGGAAAACGGATTCTCGTAAAGGAACGGGACCGCTTCTTCAAACTGATAGAAATGCAGGTTATCGCGCGTGAAGCGCACGTCCGCGAATTGCGCGGCGATCATGTCATCGAAACAGCTCATAGGCGTCGTCCAGGTTGTCGATCACGAACACTTCCACGCCAGCGTCGCGGAGTTCTCGATGTCGTATTGCTTGCTGCCCGCTCGGTGGTTCGCCAGGGGCCTTGTATTCGACGAGCACGACACGGCCGCGGCGCGCGTAGAACCGATCGGGGAATCCCCGCCGGCTGGCCCGTTCAATCTTTATTTCGAACCAGCCGCGGCGTTGCGCGTACTGGGAGGCAGGTCGCTCAATCTCGATCTCGCGCATCTACAGGCCACCCATCGCGCGAACACATTTTGGGCACTCTCGATGCCCACTCGGTTTCTCGTCGTACTCGACCCATTTATCGTGTCGACCCTTCAGCTCCTGGCCGCAGATGCCGACCATCGTCGACAGGTCGACCGTGTGGATGTTCTTCGCGTCGGGCAGGCGCGCGAGCGCGAAACCCTCGCGCATCTCCATGCGGCGCTGGATCAGCTTCGGCGCCTTCACGCCCACGTCGCGCAAGATCCCGTCCGCCTCGCGCGCGTACCAGTCGAAGTCGACATCGTCGGGTAGGCGATCGGGCAGCTCCATGAGCGGCATCGCCCCCTCGGATCTCGGCACGGAATTGCCGTTCGTGACGTAATGGATACCGCCGCGCACGCCCTCCGCGTAGTACCAGCGAATCGCTTTGCCGAGATATTCGCCTTCGCGCTCGGCGCCGCCCTTCACCTGGCGCACGTTCACGAACCGGCGGATGTCGTCGCACCACTCGATCGTCTCGTATAGCGGCGTGCCGTCCTTCAGGTACTCGACCGCGGCGTCCACGCTGATAGCGTTCGCGGGGTTCTTCATCAGGCCGCTCGAGGCTGGCAGACCCGGCCCGGATGGGGCGTACGCGCCCTTGGTTTTCGGCTTGCCCTCGACGGGAATCGCGATGTAGTTGTTCACGTCGCGCGAATGCAGGCTGCGGTACTGCGTTTCTTCCGTGGTGAAGTCGGTCGCGAGCTCCCAGTCGAAAAGGATCGCGTCGAAGTCGTCTTTCCGATGGCGCTCGACGCGCGTTACGACGCCGTCCGTGTTGGCCGATATCACCTCGAAGCCAGCCAGCTCAAGCAATTCGATCAGCATCAGCAGCGCGAGCTGCCCGGTAATCGTCACCTGAATCATCAGGTTCGGCGCGTAGAAGATCGAATACGGCGATCCGAGTTTGCCGAACGTGCCGTTCACCATGATCTTGCGGCTGTTGGCGCCGGCCTTGTCGCCGCGCTTTTTGCACTCGAGGCGCGCATCGACGTGCCCCTTGTAGACCTTCAGGAACGCCGGCCCGAGATGCTTCGGCGCGAGCTGCGTACCGAGGATCAGCATCGGGTAGTAACTGGCCACGTCGCGGTCGTATATCCCGATCTCGTCATCTGAATAGTGACTGACGGATTTCTCGGAGCTGTGCAGACCGCCGATACCCATGCGGTAGACGCCATCGCCGATCGCGATCTTCGCGGACTCGAGGATCTGCGGCATCTTCACCGTGCCGTCGTAGTTGATCGTGAAAAACGCCGACTTCACATCATCAAGCAACGCCCGCATCTGCGGCGTCTGGAAGGTGATGAAGCGCGGCGCCAGGTATTTGAACGACGAGCCCGGCTCGATGTCGGGCCTGTAGACCTTGCGCCCGAGCTCCTGTTCGATCTGCTTCTTGATGACAGCCTCGGCCACCTGCGCATCGGATTTGGAGCGCAGATCGATGCCGTACTCGTCGCTCATGCGCTCGCGCAGCGCGATCTGCTCTCGCAGCTCGTGACGCAGATCCGCGGTCGTGGCCAGGTCGTTGCCGTTGTACGTGACCATCACCGGGCGCTGGTGTGGCGCGATGTTCGCGCTAGGGTCGATCGGCAGATCCTGCATGCGCTTCGAGTGCAGCCGGCCGCCGTAGATTTTCAGGCTCGCCACGCCCGGCGCGACTTCGATCAGGTCGACGTGGTCTATGAAACCAGGCAGAGACCAGCCGTATTTCTCTTCAAACTGCCAGGGGGTCAAGCCGCCGATAATAATTCGATCACTGATGTCTTTAAGCTGCTCGTTGTCACAGCCGTTCATCGCTGCCGCCAACATCAGCATGTCGTAACGATTGCCGTTGAACGAGAACAGGCGCCAAAGACGGAGTAGCTTCGCGATGCCAGGCCGATCGAGGCCGCACCCGTCGTAAAATTCGAATGCCTTCGTGCGACCTCGCTCGATGTCGCGGAAGCCGATCATGAAATAGTCGATGTAACACTCAACGTCGAACACGGCTTCCGGCCGCGGTTCGGTGTATCTGCGAATGGCCATAGCGAGGACTCAATGAAAAGCCCGATATGGGAATCCCCACACCGGGCTTTGCTTCAGACGGAATGCGACTTACAGATCGTCGTCATCGTCGAAGCCGTCACCGCCGCTGCTGCTGGATACGTCGTCCCAGGCGTCGGTGTCGTCGATACGACCTTCACCGAAGGAATCGCCGTCACGGACAAACTGCACGCCGACCAGGCCGGCATTCACACGCTTACCATAACCGGCTCCTGTCTTCTTGCCGTCCTGATACCAGGGTCTGATCAGAATGTTGCAATAGCAGCCGCCGTAGATCATATCGGCGATCTTTTTCGGATCGGTGATCAATTCCCCGCGCTGATTTCGGATCGCCGGCTGGCGTTCTTCGCGCGCTGACACCGTCCAATGATCTGCGTACTCTTCGCGATCAGAGTCGTCACCGTTGCGGATGAACTTCTTATCCGCAGCCACTTTCGCGTTGTCGTTCGCCGCGAGAAGTTCGTCCATCGCTTGCTTGATCAGATCCTTCGCAGCAACGTGACTCGATTTAGGCAACATGCCGACGATGCCAAACTTCGGCGTTTTCTTCTTGCCGTTGTCATCGGTGTCGTCACCGTTTTTGCCAGCGTAAGGCACATCGAGATGCGGGAACGATACGCGCACGTTGTCGATTCGGATGCAACCGTTGGTGTAGAGAACTGCGTTTGTTACCTTTTTCTTGATTTCGAGAGCTGCCATTTCAATATTCCTCGTCTTCGTCGGATTCACGGGTTTCGCTCAGGTCTTCGAATGCGATACCTGAGATGTCCACCAGCGCGACTCGCTTATCTGAGATCGGCGCCAGCGTTGCCTTGCCGACTGGCTTGTGCACCAGGTCGGAAAGTAGGTTGGGCAGGTCTTTCGTCCGATGCCCTTTTTTCTTAAGTTCGATCTCGGCTTGCGCGGGCGAGAGAATTTTCTTCTCCCAAATGCGCGACTCAGGTACGCCGAGGCGTTTCAATTCTTTCGCCGCGGCTTCGCTATTGCGAAAGACGCGGCGCGACCGCGATTCCACCAGCTTCTGACCGGGGATCGGCTCGCCGAGTTGAGCGCGGCGGAACAGCTCGAGCGAAACGGCCTTCCACCAGCTCTCGGCCATCTTGCGAAACGAATACAGCACGGCCAGGTCTTCGGTGCTAAGCGTGACGATCGGCACCGTCTGCGGAATGACGGTGAGCGCCAGGTCGTCGACGAACTCTTCCATCTGCTCGTGCGTGACCGGCGCACCGAGGTCATCGAACGCCGCGGCCATCAGGTCGATCTGCAACTTCGCGTTCGCCGTGCACGTCGCTTTGACGTTGCACCACTGGCAGGCTTTCTCGCTCGGCGTGCGCGGCGCGTCGATCACCCAGGCGGCATGCGCCCGCTCGCGCGCGTACTCGGCGAACGCGAGCAGTTCTTCGCGAGTGATCGTCCACTCGTCGAAGTTATTGAGCCGCGGTTGCGCCACGCGGATCACGATCGTCTGGAAATCGTAGAGCCAGTCCCACTCGTAGAAGAACCCGAGCGCGTACAGCAATAACTGCGAATTGTTCTCGGCGAAGACCCAAATGCCTTTGCCGTACTTCAGGTCCGTGATGATCATGACGTGCAATCGGCAAACGACATGATCGGCAGTCCCGCCCTGATTCGGAATCGGCGTGATCTGCGAGAAATAGACTCGCTGCTCGACGTAGTGATCGCCCGGCAGGAGTTCGCACCAATCGACGTACTGCTGAACGAAATCCAGCATCACCTCGTCGATCTCGATCAGGAATCCCCAATCGCCTTCTTCAACCCATTCGACGGTGCCGATCAGGTGGGTTGGTCGCTTGCCGCTCTTCAGCCAGGTCTCGCCGACGTAATGGCCGACCGTGCCTTCCGCGGCGTCCCGCCCGGCCGTGTCCGGCGCAAGCAGGTTCGGAATCAGCGATCCGCTGCAACCCATCCACATCGGCGATGCGGAAGGCGCAAAGACCGAGTGCGAGCCTCGGTCTTGCGCGAGCGCGGCGAGATTGATTCCGTGCTCGGTCACAAATTACAGACCGTCGTCGCTGCCGGTGTCGTCGTCGCCGCCTTCACCGAGTTCGGCTTTGGCCGCGTCGTACAGTTCCTGGTACTTGTCCTCGCTGACTTCGGCCAGTTTGTCGAAGCCTGCATTGGCGATCAGTTTCTTCGCGGCTGCGGTGCCTTTTTCCTCTTTGACCTTGTTCAGAGCAGCCTGCATTTCCGCCTTGCTGATCTTCGACTTGTTCGCGGATGCGGCCTTGTCGGTCTTGCCCGTGGTGGCTTTGGTCTCGGCCTTGCCGGCGGTTGCGTGGGCCTTGCCTTGCAGGGCCGCGGTGTTGGCTTGGACTGCAGCGGTCAGGTCTTGCAGCAGAGTTTCAATGGACATTTTCGTTTTCCTCATGAGGTTGGCCGATACGGTTGACGCCTGCTGATCTGGCCGTAATCAACAAACGGGTGACTCTGTGGGCAAATTTTTTTATTCGACGGTTGCGACGAACGGTAAGAGGTTCGGCGGCGACCAACCTTCGGGCTTCTGCACCTTGCCGTTCGCATCGCGGGTCACGCGACCGCCGGGCGCCTTGTCGAGATTCGATCGAGCGACTTCGTCGATCGCGCCTTCGGCGTCTATGCTGGTCGAGAACGCGGCGCCGAGCGACACCCAGGCGAGATCGATATCGGCATCGAGAAGCTGCTGATAGTCGCAGCGAAGAACGTCGCCGAGGTGGTGTCCGCGCTTGAATTCGTCGGCTAATTGCTCGAGCACGTCAACGACGAATTTGAAATGGTTGCGATCAGCCTCGTTGATGCAGCCACCCTGGATCGCTTGGAGCTTTTCCGACAATTCTTCGAGCTGCATCCCGGTGTACAGGGTGATCATTTTTGCATCAAATTTATTGACTGCCTGATCGGTGGCGGTCATGAACTCGATCACCGATGTTTGGAGACTTCGACGGGTATGGCTCATGCTGGTGGGCTCCAGGTCAGATTGAGCGGGCGGACATAAGATTCAACATTTGGTTGATTTCTGTCAACAGAAAATTTATGTTAATTGCAACTTTTCTTCACCCCACCGAGCCGAGGGCCTATGGAATGCGCTTCCCCAATTGGGTAGACGACTACGAAGACGATGCGACCAGGGCCTGTGCCCGCCTGCGCTTCCTGATGACTAACATCGCTCACGATCTGACCGGACGCGGCACGCTTCGTCAGTTCGCCAAGCTGGTCGATATCGACCATTCGACGCTCGCCTACTCGGTTCGCCGCGGTGAATGCAGCGAAGCCTCTGCCATGAAGATCGAGGAAAAACTCGGCCGCAAAGTGGCACCCAACGAATATTTCCGCAAACCGCTTGAGATTAATTAGCCATGTCGGACGAGGTAGCGCGTAGGGTCGACTATCTGGCCCAGCACGGCGCTGCGTTGATCGATAACGGGTACAACGTCATCCCGATTCAGGTTGGTAAGAAAGCGCCCGGATTCGATGGTTGGCAGAAGGCTCGATCGACAAAACCGCAGCTTCAAGAATGGCTCGAGAATGGGCACCGTTGGTCCGGTGCCGGCATCACCACCAGGCACACCCCCGCGATCGACATCGACGTGCTCGATGAAACGATCGCCGACAAGATCGAAGAATGGATTCGATTCAATATCGGCGACGCACCTGTGCGGATCGGCCGCGCGCCGAAGCGGCTCATGGTTTTCCGAACCGACGAGCCGTTCCGCAAGATGCGCTCGACCGTCTACACCGACGAGTGGGGCGACAAGCAGCTGATCGAAGTCCTCGGCGATGGCCAGCAATTCGTTGCCTACCATACGCACCCGGACACCGGCCGCGCCTACGAATGGCCGCACGGCGACAACCCGCTCAACACCCAGGCGAACGAACTGACGACCGTGACGGTCGAGCAGATCGAATTGCTGCTCGCGTACTTCGACGAGCTCGCGGAGAAGGAAGGTTGGGTCGTCCAGAAAGCCGCGCGCCAGCAGGCGAAGCAGCTCGATACCGACAACCCGTTCCTCGAAGACTCGGCGCCGGTCGACATCAGCGAGGACGAGCTGCGTGCGCGCCTGCTCCTGGTGCCAAACCCGGACGATTACGACACCTGGTTGCAGATCGGCATGGCGCTGTACCACCAGTTCGACGGCGAGGAGACCGGCCAAAAGTTCTGGCACGAGTGGGCCGAGACCGCGGACAACTACGACGCCGATGCGCTCGATCGCCGCTGGAACGGCTTCAAGGTTGAAGGCAAACGCAAGGCGCCGATCACAGCCAGGTACATCCTGCGGCTGTCGAAGGAAGCGGTCGAGAACACCACCCAGGAGCTGACCGTCAAGCTGTGCGACGCCTTCATGGGCGCGAAGAATCTGCGCGAATGGGAGAAGGCACGGAAGCAGGCGCAGGAAGCTGAAATCGACGTTCTCGCTCGAGCGGCCGTGGCTCAGATCGCCAAGTCGCGGCGCGAAGCCATTACCGGAACGAAGATCCCGCTGGTCGATATCAAGAAAGCCATCGCGTACTCGCCGAAGAAAAACGAGAAGACGCCGCAGTGGTGCCGGCCGTGGATCTACGACACCAGCGACGACAAGTTCTTCAACACCACCTCGAAGATCGCAGCATCGCAGCAAGGCTTCAACGCGATGTACGACCGCGAGTCGCTGACGAAGAAGGACATCATCGACGGCAAGACGGCACCTTCATCGAAGGCGCACGAGCTCGCGCTTAATCTCTTCAAGATCAGCGTCGTCGCCGGCCGCCGCTACGAGCCGGGTCGCGATGCGATCTATCACACCGCGGAAGGCACGTTCGCCAACACCTACCCCGAGCACGAGATCCCTGAAGTCCCCGAGAAGCTGCTGCCGCGCGACAAGCGCAACATCGAGCGGGTCAAGAACCACCTGGCCCACCTGATCGGCGACGAGGGCGAGCGCCGCATGTTCCTCGACTGGATCAGCTGGGTCGTGCAGAACCCCGGCCAACATGCGAACTATGCGATCGTCATGCAGGGTGTCCAGGGTGACGGCAAGACGTTCTTCGCCGAGATGCTGCGCGCAATCATGGGGACGACCAACGTGCGCATGGTCAATGCGAAGATCCTCGAGTCGGACTTCAGCGACTGGGTGATCGGCCAGTGCCTCGCGTGCATCGAAGAGGTCAGGCTGATCAAGCACGACCGCTACGAGGTCATCAACTCGATCAAGCCGTTCATCACGAACAACACGATCGAAGTGCATCCGAAGGGCAAGGCATCCTACAACGCGAGGAACACCACCTCGTACCTGCTGTTCACGAACTACAAGGATGCGCTGCCGATCGATGACGACAGCCGGCGCTACCTGGTGTTGTTCAGCCGATGGCAGCGAAAGGATCTGCTCGACACGTTCAAGGACGAGAACCCTGACTACTACGAGCTGCTGTATCGGACCTTCGAAGAGTCGGCCGGCGCACTGCGCCAGTGGTTGCTCAAGCACGAGCAGAGCAGCGAATTCAACCCTCGCGGCGACGCGCCGGTCACGTCGGCTCGCAACTTCATGGTGCGCCAGGCGAAGCCGGAGTTCGTGCAGCAGCTCGACGACCTGATCGGTGAGAACGTCGCCCCGGAAATCAGCTACGAGCTGCTGGATCTCGGCGTGCTCAGCGACCAGATGGTTGGCCGCGGTATCGACTTCCCAGCGCCGAAGACCATGAGCTCGATGCTGCAACGACACGGTTGGGAAGTGCTCGGTCGGATTCGCGTTCAGGGCGATTGGCGGCGGTTCTGGTCCCGTCGAATCGAGCAGTTCCAGTCGGACGAAGGCCACGGTCTATTCGTCGATTCCGAGAAGGTGCGCTCGTTCCTGAAACGACGAATGCGAGAGTTCGAGGACAACGAGCTATGACGACAGGGCCGCGATGCGGCCCTTCTTTTTGCCGCTAAGTTTCTCGTCGCAAAGTGGCAAAGGATCGATGCGCCACTAAATGGGATGATTTACTGAGTCGCTAAATGGCTTATCTGCAAAGTGGCATGCCGCTAAATGGCATCAGCCACTTTGTCGATTGATTCTGGCCATGAGTGTGCCGCTTAGCTGTATCAAATGTGCTGAAATTGGTTATTTTTTATCCAAACTGGACTGGATGGACTGGATAAACCCTAGTTCTGACTCCGCGTAATGGAAAATAAAAAATTATCGCCAAAATTCCAGCTAACCCGAAAGTGCCGTTTTTCCGGTACATCCAGTCCAGTGCCACTTCGCGGCAACATTTCAACAGCCGCCGACACCCTGGCTGATACAACCGTGCAGCGAATGTTTCTTAAATCGTTTTCTTGCCGTACCCGCTACCTACGTACTACCCTATGTGCGTTCGCGTCATCTCGATCTGAAACATATATGGAAAACGGGGGTCGCCGAACATCCATATCACCCACCCAGGAGTGTCGAAATGAACGAACGCCAAACCGCTCACATGGCCGTCGTACCGAGTAGTGCCGTCAATATCGTCACGAAAGCCTACGATCGCGTCGGAGGTCGTGCGAACGCCATCAAAGCAATGTGTCTTCACTGTACCGGCTACAACCGCCGGGACATCCGCGAGTGCTCGAGCACGATCTGTCCGCTGCAAGCCTGGCGACCGTACCAGGCGAAGCTCGACGACGATGACGACTTCCTCGATCTGCCGGATGACGGCGAGGACGATGACGATGATCTGCTGGCGATGCCACCCGACGATGACGACGAGCTGTAGCACCAGGTAGCCGAACCGCGGGGTCACGTCACATCGGCCCTGTGGCTCGAGCGTGAATTGAACGAGATCTCGCACAACCGCCAGTCGAATAAAACATTCCTCGCAGGAATCCAACCGAGTAGACGGATTACCGCTAGTTATAGAGGTGGTGCCTTAACGGATTCCGCAAATTTTGTAGAAACGGGGCTCTGCGCCCCCGCGTACGTCGGTACAGGGAAGGAGGGACCCGCCGGCATGCGTGAGTATCTTTGAGCGCGCCTAGCATGCCACGCGCGCCACGTAGCGACACACGGCAATACCTGCATAGCGCATCACATGCAATGAGGCACAGCGGCGCACCTATGCAGTCCCATGCCATGCGGTACAGCCGATAGATTTAATTCAGTAATGCGGGAGTGCACGCGCTCCAGGTCAGAGCGGCACGTTAGTAGGTAGGAATAGCGGACATAAAAAAGCCCGCATTAAGCGGGCAAGGCAGATAGACGGTTGAGCGGGTTAGCGTGGCGTATGTTTATCAACGAACTCGCACCATGCCGCGTACTGATCCGCACTAGGCGCTACCAGTAGCGACGCTATGCCGCTGTATAGCAGCGTCGCCAGCGCATCGGCATACTGGCCAGTGATGAGGTAATAACCGCAGTTTAGCAGCGCGTACAGTGCGACCAGTGCGGTTAGGATGAGGCGGATATAGATAATCGTCATTCTGCAGACTCCCTGTAGTGTTGCCAGCGTCCGCTAACCATGCGCCGATACAAGCGCGGATTCGAGAATCCGCCGGCTGCATAGAACGCACGCTTAGTTATACGGTAACCGTTCATTCCGCCACCTCGTCGCTACTGGCCATAGGCTTACCCGCAAGCGGGCATGCGCTGGCGTGCACCTCGCCATGCCATGAGTAATCGTCGCAATTACAACTATCCTCGTCCGGCACACCATACGCGCTGAATATTTCCCCGCTGCAATGGCCGCACTGTAACGGCTCGCCTTCCATATGCAGCGCTACGGCGCCAGCTTGCCAGCCGTCCCGCAAACCGTGCCGAGTGGCGTTACTTATCTGCCGATATTCAGCGCGGGCGCACGTCGCGCAGATTGTTTCGCCATCGTCCATTACAAGGAATTTCGGATATCCGCCGGGCCATGCGTACGGCTGTCGGATGAACTCGCGAACCGATTGCAACACTGTACGCGCTTCGCTATTCATCGCTAGTTCCCTCGTCTGCCGGCGCCGTGAAATAGTCCTTTTGCAGTGAGCACGAACTAAACTCAACATACGGAACAACGATTGCTTGATAAACCGCACTCCCGAATGCATCGTACAAACCGACGCCGTGCCCCATTGCTTGCATCGCGCAGTAGTGGCCAAACATTTCAGCGGTAAAAGGCCGGTCGCCTTTGTCATCGGATAAAAGATTGATCGCGAGCGCGCGCTTATAGATCAATTCGAGCGTTAGCGTGCGCTGTTCTTCCATGTGCCCGGTTGCGACGTTGTATCTAACGCGCTCCATGTCCATTGCCAGCGTATCCGCCGCATGGATCGCCGCCGCGTCTATCTCGTCCGGCAATTGATCCATAATTTCGCCTTGTAACGGTTCGCCGCACTCTTCCGCCATATCGGCATACGCGCTACCGAAGAATGCCAGCGCCATATGTCTTTTAATTTCGTCTGCGATGTTCATTAGTCCACCTCGCGGAATACAAAGAATGCGTAAACGGATTCGTCGCTATCGCCATTGGTTGATTTTTCCAGCTCGCGGAAGAACGTACGTTGTCCTTTCTTCGCGCCGCTGATCCGATTGACGGCGGCATACGCTGCGCGCGTGAGTGTGTCGGCGCGCTTCTCTTCCCCAGGTCGCACCATATCGGCACTAAGCAACCGCGCATCGTCGCCGCTACCGGCAACCGCGCCTTGCCGTAATTCGGCGCGGATAGCTTCTTTAATCTCGCGTAGTTTCATTCCGTGCCATACGGGA